TGCTCTGTGGCTGCAGAATGATTATGCTCTGTACAGCTTTGCTCGTCGCTATGATGATTACTCTAAGTTCGTAGCTGCCATTGGGTTTGGTTCTGAAACTCCTGACGGTGTTTCCTTTGCATCTCCGAAGCTTGACTACAATGAGCTGAATGAAATGCTCCAAGATCTCTGAGTTTCGTTAACACCTTTTCTTCAAACTTTTCCGACTTATGAACAACATTCACGACCTCAACGACAGCATCAAACTCTCCGAGCAGCTGGCCCTGGAGCACTATGAAAAGCTGAACGGTGTTGTGGATTATCGTCTTCCCGGAGTTTGCAATCATTACTTTGCATCTTATGATCTGCACGGTGATCGTGATGGTGAAATCTGCCTCACATGTAAAGTCTCTAAAACCGTTAAAGGCCAAGTCCGTTATACTTGGCAAATCAACGGTAAGCGTATCGCAGAGAAGTATATTGTAACTCAATTTGTTGAACTTGGTGCCTTTCGGTAACTGATACTTAAACCCCTCAATCACACACTTCGCTAACAACATCATGACCAACATTGACATCTCCAAAGCAAGCAAACTGGATCTGCTGATTGCTGATACCCGTGGAGAGATTAAGTATACTGTGCTCAAGCCTTCGCGTCGAGGTGTGAAAGCACTCACAGGTCAGCGAGCTTGGGCGAACGCTGCTCCTAAAGGGGCCTTCCTGCATGGTGCTATCAGTGAGGCAGCTGCAGTGGAGAAAAACAACAAATGCTCTAAGGCTTGTTGAGGTTGATATAGCGTCCCCTCTGAGGCTTATGAGCACTTGGAGGGGACACGAATACACCTTGGACGAGCAGCAGTTCTCGTGTAGCTTATGAGCAGTTTGAGCAGTTGTTTTGTGCGCGGTTTGTGTTAGCGCGGGGCGCGGTGGCCCCCCTAAAAGAAAAAACGCTCACTACCCTAATCTATAACGACCCCAAAAAGCGCTCGAAAAGCCATAAGTATTCAAAAATTTTTTCGTGGCCATAAATACTTTTTTTAGGTCAATTGAAATGTTTTATAGGAAACTCGACATTAAGAATTTTAAAAATATCCAAGAAAAAATTACCCCCTACTTAATAAACTTTGTAAGTACAGATATAAATCGGTCTGAAGAAAAATTGTTTTACAATTTGATATCTCAAAAGAATCTCGAAAAATTTAAGAAAGATATTCCAGAGTTATTCGAAAGTGTTCGACAAAAACTCTGCAGTGAAATTATCCTCATGTCTTACATCTATGTGGATGGTGTTGAAGAGATTCCCATACATATAGATGGTGGAGTCAATTGTTCTCTTGAGAGAAGAACTCGGTTAAATTGGCCAATATTAAACGGAGAGAGTGCGGAAACAATCTTTTATCAAAAGTATTTTAATTAAAAACTAAGATGGAAATCAAAACATTATCTTTCGTTCCAGCAGTACCTTTTAATGATACCCTTGAAACTTTTTTCGATTCATATAAAGTCGATAAAGATATAGAGTGTTATCAATTATTCTTTTCTCCATATGGAGATGCAACAAATTTTGATGACCTAGATCAAATTAAATTCAATAGTGAAATTGTTATTCTTAATATTATAGATTCACTGATTGATTTGGATGATCAACTTCGAATTGATAAATTAAAACAATTTTGCGAAAATAATCCAGAACAAAAATTTATTATATTTAATTTTCATTTCAATCTAAAGAGAAACCTCAGTATACCTAATTTATATTTGGATACAATTTGGTCAATTGATTTCGAACAAAAATTAATTCCTTGTGAAAAGGAAAATTTAAGTAATAATTGGATCTGTCTGAATTCTGGTACAAAATTGCATCGAGTTATGATAACATCTTATTTGTTATCTAAAGATTATTGTAATAATGGAAGCTTTACTTTTCAAGTTGGCGCTCCAACTCTTACACGTTATGATAAGTATAGAAACTTAACTAAAATGAAAGATGATTTTAGAAAAGATCTTTCGAAGGGTTTTGCAAAGTTTAAGTCAAAGGATTTTAATCAACTTGAAGTAGTTGCATATGATAATGATGTTTATACATTTGCTTCAAATTATAATAATAATTTGTTACCAGTTTATAAAAATTTTGCCTTAGAAATTGTAACTGGAACAATGTTTTTTGAAAGTACTCCTCTTTTGAGTGAAAAAGAAATTCAATCTGTTTATGCTAAAAATTTTCCAATTTACATGAATGGAGTTGGAATGGCTAAGGAAATGAAAAAGTTTTTTGATATTGATATTTTTGAAGACATAATTGATCATAGTTATGATGATGTTGAGGATCATTTTGATCGAATATTTACAGCAATTAACAAAAATCAACATCTCTTGGATGGCTCAACAAATATTAGAGAGATGTGGTATGATAATGAAAAAAGATTCGAAGAAAATTGCAATAAAATGGATTCATTGTTTTATGATAAAAAATATAAGATTGAAATCAATCACAATAAAATTAAAAAAGCCTTGAGTCATTTTAATGTTACTGTAAAATAACTAAAATCATATATAATTTTTGAAATGAACATAAAATAATATATGGAACTTAAGCTAGACTATCAGGAAAAGGATCTACTCATTGATTGCATTCAACATCGTTTAGATACTGATAAAATTTTAGTCATCAATGAATCTCTTAAGAATGAAATTGAAGATTTATTAGTCAAAATTGAAGAAGAATGTGTTTGATTTAATACTCTAAATAAACCAGAAACCATTGCATGAATTGACTTGTAGTGGTAGAATGATAACGTCGCAATTCTAATTTTATGTCTAAAGGATTTACAATTAAAGCTAACGCACCAACTCCAAAGAAAAGTGAAGAGGATTTTGATTTGAATGCTGCGAAAGAAATGATTCGTGGTAAGTCAATCGTTTTCTGTCTTCCTGGTCGTGGAGTTTCTTATATCTACTTGAAGAACTTTGTTCAACTCTGTTTTGATTTGGTTCAGAATGGTGCAGCCATTCAAATTTCACAGGATTATTCTTCCATGGTTAACTTTGCACGTTGCAAAGTTTTAGGAGCAAATGTTCTTCGTGGTCCAAAACAAATTCCTTGGGATGGTAAACTAAAGTATGATTACCAACTTTGGATTGACTCTGATATTGTTTTTGATACTGAAAAGTTTTATCGTCTTGTTGCAATGGATAAAGACATTGCTGCTGGTTGGTATATGACCGAAGATGGTCATACGACTTCTGTTGCTCATTGGCTTGAAGAAGATGACTTTAAGAACAACGGTGGAGTCATGAATCATGAGACCGGAGAGACCATGAGTAAGCGCCGTAAACCCTTTACGGTTGACTATACGGGGTTTGGATGGGTTCTGATTAAGAAGGGTGTCTTTGAGTCTCTGGAGTACCCCTGGTTCGCTCCTAAGATGCAAGTTTTTGACTCTGGAGAAGTCCAAGATATGTGTGGAGAAGACGTTTCTTTCTGTCTTGATGCAAAGGCAGCGGGTTTTGAGATCTGGTGTGATCCTAAAATTCGCGTGGGTCATGAAAAAACTCGTATTATTTGATTTCTGGCGCGTTTGAAAATCAATTTCGGCGCGCAAATAAAACCAATTGTGAGGTATTAAAAAAATGGCAGTAAAAGCAAAAGGTGGATTAAATAAAAATACTGGTTATATTCCTGGAACTCCTAAAAAAAGTCGTCAAGGAATGGGAAATGGAACTAAATATGCTGCAACTAGTCGTAATAAGGCTAGGAAACCATATCGGGGACAAGGAAAATGACTAAATGGATTCATAAAGAGGGATATTCAAGACCAGATAAACGTTATAAGGGGATTAAAACACAAGCAAAAGCAAATAAAGGTAAAAAGTCTAAATAAATTTAAATAGTAATATAAATTTTTTTAAAAAGATGTCAGAAACAACTCCAAAAGTAGGTCCAACTGTTGCAGATGCACCAGAATCAACACCAGAAACTGCAAAAGTTTTTGATTATAATGTAGCTGCAAATGCACGAACAGTTGCTCCATCAAAACCAAATCCCGCCTCACCACTCGCTGCAGGATGATATGACCGAAAAGGAAGCATATATTAAAGAATGGATACGAGAAGTATCTAAAAATCGACCAGAGATGGATGGATTTGCAGTTTGTCCATATGCTTCCAATTCAAAAACTTTAATTGTAGAGACTACCATTGATGACATTGTGCCCGAACCAGGTCATGATGTCATCATTTTTATAATTGAAGACTTTTGGAGAGAAAATCAAGTTAAAAAATGGGTTGCTCATTACAATGAAAAGTTTCCATATTATAAATTTTTTGAAGATTTGTCATCCAGAGATACATTTATTAGTGGTGTAAAAACAAATAATGAAAAATATAACCTTATTTTGTGTCAATCGAAACGAAAATTGAGCAAAATTCGTAAAAAATTAATGGAAACTGACTATTATACTTATTGGACAGAAGAATATCTCGGAGAGATTCTTGGAGAAGATGCAAAATATATAGAAAATGCCATTGAGGAGAATTAAATGGAAGAATTAAATTTGCCACAAAGACCAAATACTTCAAAAAGTGATGATGCTATTAAAGGATCCGATGGAATTGGTATAAAATATTTGTCTCCAGAGGAATTAAAACTTCTTGAAGCTGCAACACCTTTCTTACCTCCACAAATGAGAGCATTTCAAATGCAAGATATGGTGAGAAATCTTAAAAATAATAACAATAATTGACATTTCGGGATAGCAACCCCGTAAAAAGTTCTGATTTAACGTTAAATCAGGAGCTAAAAATGTCAAATTTACCCGTGGATAGAGACAGAGAATACATGAAACAAATGTGGGGAACCACAAAATTAATTACGGATTACGACTTAGAACCATCAAAAAGGATGATTCAAGAGGTTATGTATGATCATGCACCAATTCATGATCTAAAGAAACAAACAGAACTTCATGAGAAGATTCGTAATGATGAAGACTATGATGATTGGTCATATGGAACTGAACCAACATATGGTAAAAAATGGTAAAAATGTCTTATACATATAATAAATACCCTTAGTTTGAGTAATGACTAGGATTTCTCGCAAATTTAAGGATATAAGTCTCTCTTTTGTGAGAAATCCTGTGACTAATGATATATTATCTATTAATGATGCTGATGCAATTAAAAAATCAGTCATTAACTTAGTCAGAACTCGAAATGGTGAAAGATTTTTTAATTCATTTATTGGATCTCAAGTTGAAAATTCTATGTTTGAGTTGCAATCTCCAGAAATTGCATATTCGTTAGAATTGGAAATAAGAGCTTTGTTAAAAAATTTTGAAAGAAGAATTTCTTTATCTTCTGTACTTGTTTCTTATCTTGAAGATTCTAATGATTTTAATGTTAGAATTGCATACGACATAACTGGACTTCCTGTTCCAACTCAAACTATAGATTTTATACTGCAACCAACTAGAGTCTAATGTCATTTAATCAATTTACAAATTTAGACTTCGGGGATCTCAGAACGCAGATCAAAGATTATTTGCGTGCAAATCAAAATTTTACTGATTTTGATTTTGAAGGATCTAATTTTTCAGTATTAATTGATCTATTAACATATAACAGTTACATAACTGCATATAACTCGAATATGACAGTTAATGAAATGTTTTTAGAAAGTGCGACTTTGAGAGAAAATGTAGTTTCACTTGCTAGAAATATTGGATATTTACCTAGATCAAGGAGATCTGCAATAGCAAATGTAAGTTTTACAGTTGATATGAGTCAAACTGATGCTAGAACTGTAAAATTATTAGCGGGTCAAGTTGCTCTTGGCGCAGTTTCAAATGGCAATTATATTTTTTCAATTCCAGAAGATATTACAACACCTGTTAATAGTGATGGAATCGCTATTTTTGATAATTTACCAATTTATGAAGGGGTATTTTTAACTAGTACTTTTATTGTCGATGAATCTCAAACTAATCAGAGATTTATTTTACCAAACACTAATGTTGATACTACTTCCATCAGAGTTAAAGTAACAGATCAAGTTACAGAAGTTTATTCGGCATATGATAATTTATTAGATGTGGGAAAAGAATCTAGAATTTTCTTAATTCAAGAAGTTGATGGTGCAAAATACGAAATTAGATTTGGTGATAATATTGTTGGAAAAAAACCAACTAATGGAAGCAGAGTAGAGGTGACATATATTGTTACAAATGGATCTTCTGGCAATGGAGCTACCAACTTTACATTTTCTGGTAGATTGAAAGATAACAACTTATTTGATATTACTAATGGTATTTCTTTATTAATTACACAATCTAAGTCTGAAAATGGAGATGAAATTGAGTCAGTAGATTCAATTAAATATTTTTCCCCAAAAGTTTATGCTTCTCAATATCGAGCTGTAACATCAAATGATTACAAGTCTCTTATACCATACATTTATCCAAATGTGGAGTCTGTAAATGCTTATGGCGGAGATGAATTAGATCCACCGGAATATGGTAAAGTATTCATATCTATTAAACCAAGAAATGGAACGTTTTTGTCTGAGATTACAAAACAAACAATATTAAGCACCATAAAAAAATACTCAATAGCTGGTATCAGACCCGAAATAATAGATCTTTCATATCTTTATATTGAATTGGATACCTCTGTTTACTATAATGTAAACCGATTGAGTAATCCACAAATAGCAAAAACAAAAGTAGTTGATACTTTGACATCTTATTCTAACTCAAAAGACGTTAACAGTTTTGGTGGTAGATTTAAATATAGTAAAATTGTGGGATTAATTGATAATTGCGATAAATCAATAACATCTAATATTACAAAAGTTAAAATGAGAAGGGATTTAAATCCAGAAATAAACACTTTTGCAACTTATGAACTTTGCTTTGGAAATCAAATACATACTAAAGATGGAGGATATTCAATAAAATCTACTGGATTTTTAATTGATGGAATATCTGATGTTTTATACATGGCAGATTCTCCATCAACTTCAAATAAAACAACTGGAAATATATTTTTCTTTAAATTAGAAAATAATTTACCAGTAATTGTTAAAAATAATGCAGGAACTGTTGATTATATTAGAGGTGAAATTAGATTAGATGTTGTTAATATAACATCATCTGTTTTAAATAATGGTTTTATAGAGGTTCAAGCCATTCCAGAATCAAATGATGTTATAGGTCTTCAGGATTTATATCTACAATTGGATGTTAAAAATTCTGTGGTAAATATTATAGAAGATGTTGTCAGTTCCGGAGAAAATTCCTCTGCCACACAATATGTAACTACATCTAGCTACTTAAACGGAAGGTATACAAGATAAAATGTCAGAAATTAAAAGAGTAAAAATTGGTTCTATTATAGAATCACAAATTCCAGAATTTTTATCAGTAGAATCTCCTCTTTTTGTTGAGTTTCTAAAACAGTACTATCAATCATTAGAACATCAGTCTGGTTCCATTGATATTATTTCTAATATAACTCAGTATAAAAATTCAAAGAAATTTAATAATATTGATTTAATAGAACAAACTACTCTTACTTCTGATATTTTAAGTTTTGACACAACAATAAATGTTGTTTCAACAAAAGGTTGGCCCGATACTTATGGATTACTGAAGATAAATGATGAAATAATTACATATCTTTCCAAAACAGATACTACTTTTGAAAATTGTATTAGAGGATTTAGTGGTATCGATAATTTAGAATCTTCAAATAATCCACAATTTTTAAATTTTTCTTCAACAGAAGCATCAGAGCATTCTAATTTAACTGTAGTTAAAAATTTAAGTAATTTATTTTTAATTAAATTTTTTGAACGATTTAAATTTGAGTTTTTACCTGGATTTGAGTCAAGGGATTTTTATGAAAATATATCAGTAGAAAATATAGCTTATAGAATTAAAGACCTTTATTCATCTAAAGGAACTGATCAATCATATAAACTTTTATTTAAAATTCTTTATGGATCTGATATTGAAATAATAAAACCACAAGAATATACTTTATCTCCTTCTTCCAACTCTTATTTTATAACAAAAAATATTTTAGTAGAAAAAATTTCTGGCGGAAATCCAATAGAAATTAAAGGTAACTTTTTATTTCAAAATATAACCGGAATTGGAACAGTAAGTGCTTCAATTTTTAATGTTGAATATAGACCTGTAGCTAATAAAGATTTTTATGAAATTTCTTTAGATAGTACTTCATTTAGTGGAAATTTTAGAGTTTCTGGAAAAACAAGAGTATTGGAAGATGTTCAAATTGGTAGTAATAATATTTTAGTTGATTCGACCGTAGGATTTGCTAATTCTGGAACTATTTTAGTAAAACCTGAAAATTCGGATTTTATTGAAATCAATTATACTGGAAAAACTATTAATCAATTTACTGGAGTTACTAATGTAACCAAACCTTTAAATTTTGGACTTGACTTAATAGAAGAAAATTTTGCTTTTAGCTATGTTGGAGTGGGAAATACTTCAAAAGTTGAATTTAGAGTAGTTAACGTAATTGATAATATAGATTTTTCAAAAACATCAAATCTCAGAATCGGTGATAATATTTCTTTATCTGGGTTTGGTAGAGATTTTTATGATAGTTATCAATTTAACAACTGGATTTATAATTTACCAACCAATCATAATATTAAAAATATAAATCAAGTTGACTCCACAAAATACAGAATTATTTTATTTGATAAAGTATATTTTTATCAAAATGAAAGGGTTTTTCTTATTGATTCTTTAGGTAACTCTATAGAAGCAGATATTATTTCTGTAGAATATTCAACATCAGATTTAATTGAAAAATACAGTGATAGAATATTAGTTCAAATTTTAAACCCAGGATCTTTTAATATTCTAAATTCCATAGGGGTAAGAAAAAAAATATATAAGTCTAATCACGCAAGTAATTATTTTCAAAATTTAGAGACCATTCCAACAAGTGTTCAAAACACTTATATTGATTCTACTGAGGAATATTTTTATGTAACATCTTCTGGATTACCAAATTATACTATTTTTTCTACAGACAATAAAAAAACTGTATCTACTACTGTAGGAACTTCTGTAACTGATACATTTAATGTTAATAATCATAATTTTATTAGCGGAGAGTTAATTTTTTATCAACCAGAAACATCTTCCGGTATATTGACTGGATTATATTATGTTACAAGATTAGATAATAATAGATTAAAATTATCATTTAGTAAATCTGATATTTTTTCAAAAAAATATATTCAAACCACATCTCAAGTTGTCAACGATTCTCTGTATAAATTTGGATATCAAAACAAAAATTTAAAACATCAAAAATTATTAAAAAAATTCTATTTTAATAAACCCAGAACATCATTTGATGATTTAAATTTAAGGACAACTTTTAATAGAGAGATTGGATTATTATCAAATGGCGTTGAAATATTATCTCCGACGTTATTTGATGAAAATATTTACTATGGAAATATAACATCGATAGATGTTACTGATTCTGGTAAAGATTATGATGTAATTGATACTCCTTCTTTAGATGTAAATGATGACTTTGGTACAGGATTAAAAGCTCATTTAAATATTTCTGGAAGTGTAAAAGAGATAAAAATATTAAATGCTGGATATGGATATCAAGAAAAACCAAAAATAACAATAATTGGTGGAAATGGTACTGGGTGTGTTTTAGAATCTAATTTTGTTAAATCTCAAGTTTCTTCCGGATTTAAAGCTGATTTGAATGTCAGCACAATTGATAATACAATACAGTTTTTAAATTCAATACCTTTTGAAGATGGTGAAGAAATAATTTATGATTCTAACAAAAATTCTAATGTACCAGGTATTATAAATGGTTCCTCATACTTTGTAGGAATTTTAACAGATAATAAAATTAAACTTTTTAACAATAAAACTGATGCTCTTCAAAAAACAAATGAAATTGATATTGTTGGAGTTTCTTCAGGGTTTCATTTTATAACTACTCTAAAAAATAAAAATACTTTTACTGAAATTTATGTTAAAAACCCTGGCCAGGGATACTCAAATAGAAAAGTAAAAGTTCCATCAATACTTTCTGTAGACAGTGCAACTTCTGGTATTAATACTTTCGATTCATATGTGTTTGCAAAAAATCATGGATTTAATAATTCTGAACTTGTGAAATATGAATATTCAGATACACCGATAAGCGGTCTTTCCACATCAATATTATATTATGTTAAAGTAGTAGATGTAAATAAATTTAGACTTTATGAAGCGGGGATTGGTGCATCTTTAACTAATGAAAATTTAGTTAAAAATAAATTTGTAAAATTTAATTCACTTGGTATTGGAACTCATACTATTGGATATCCACCAATTGAAGTAAAAGTGGAATCTAAGTCAGCTATGGGATCTACAACTATAATAAACTCAGAACTAAATCCTATTGTTTTGGGATCAATTCAAGATGTTTATATAGAAGATGGTGGTATTGGTTATGGATGTACAGACATTGCTAATTATCATAGAAGACCCAATGTTTCAATTTCGAGTATAACATCTCAAGCAATTTTAAAACCCATTATTATTGATGGATCAATTGTAGATGTACAAATTATTAGTAGAGGACAAGGATTTAGAAAAAATTCAGAAATACTGGTTTATGGAGAAGGAAAGTATGCACAAATAGAACCAATCGTTGAAGAGGGTAAATTATCTGCCGTTAATATTGTTTTTGGTGGAGTTGGATATTTACCTTCAAATACTACTTTAATTCTTAATAATAGAGGACAAAATGCTAAATTTTTAGCAAATGTACGTGAATGGAAAATTAATCAAGTAGTAAAAAGTAAGAATATTATCTCCAATCAAGATGATGGTATATTGTATCCAAGTAAAAATCCACAATTAGAGCTTCAACTCATTAATTTTTATATACCAAAAAAATTAAGATATCAGTTATCAGATAATTTTACGGATTCGAATAAAGAAACTAATGAAACATTAAATCATTCTCCTATTTTGGGTTATGCATATGATGGAAATCCAATTTATGGTCCTTATGGATATGATACCACTACTGGTGGATCTATAAGGAAAATGAATTCTGGATATGTTTTGAATGTGAATCAAATATCTGGATTAAGACCTCCATCTTTTGAAAATGGATTTTTTGTTAATGATTATGAATATAATGGTTCGGGCGATTTGGATATTCATAATGGAAGATTTTGCATAACTCCAGAATTTCCTAATGGAACTTATGCATATTTTTATGCAATAGATGTCAATTCTTCAAATGAATCGATTCCTAGGTATCCTTATATTATTGGTCCATATTTTTATAACAAACCAATAACTGAAAATTTATTACCATCATATAATCAAGATATTGATATTTTCACTCCCAATTTGACCAGAAATATTGGCCCTTATTATTTAAATCGTAGCAATTCTTCTTATGATCTAATTGATAAGGTATCTGAAGAATATAAACAAGAGTTTTATGTAAATTCTATAAATTCTGGTAAAATTGAAAGTGTATCTATATTTTCTCCTGGAGATAATTATAAAATAGATGATCCTGTAGAAATAGATGTAACTGGCACAGAAGGAATACAACCAAATATTGTTGTCAGTGAATTAAATGGTAGAGAAATTGAATCTTTCTTCTTATCGGAAGAATTAATATCTAATGCAGAATTTTTTATAAGAAATCCAGATACAATAGTAAAAACTAGTTCTCCTCATGGAATTAAGAATAATCAATCAATTTTAATAAGCGGTATATCAACTATAACTGCATCTAAATTTGAAGGGGTAAAAAATGTTGAAGTTTTAGAAAAGGAATCCCAATTATTAAATGATATTGATACAACATCTGTTACTGGAGTTTCTACATTCATAACTTTAAAAGATACTAACGGATTTAAAGTCAACGATTTTATAGGAATAGGTTCTGAAATTTTATTAATTACTGATATTGATGTCAAAAGATCTGGATTTTATGTAAATAGACTACAAAATACTGGAGTGCATACTGCTGGAGTTGATAATGTTATTTTATTACCAAGGGAATTTAAAATACCAACCGGAGATATTACAGATTTAACCTTTGAGAATTATACTACATTTTTTGATCCTAGATTTTCTGTAGGTGTAGGAACAACAGGATCAATTCGCACAGTTGTCGGATTTGGAACTACATCTATTGAGAATAGATTTATTCCACCCAGAAACATATATTTACCATCACATAAATTTTATACTGGACAACCTCTTCTCTATAATTCTGGATCTGGATTTGCCGGCACTTCTTTGTATGTTAATAATGTTGGTTCTGGAGTTTCTTTCTCACTAGAAGATAATCAAATTGTTTATGCGGTAAATCTTGGCAAGGATTATATTGGATTATCCACTCTTGGATTTACCAGCTTTACTGGAATAGGAACAAATATAAATTCTTTGGAATTTTGGGATCAAACAAAATCCTATGGCGTAATTGGAGCAGCTCACTCATTAACTACTTTAAATCCAAAAGTTACTGGAACTTTGGAAAAAACATTAGGTATAATAACTACAACTTCAAATCATCAATTAAATGTGAATGATTTGATAACATTAAATTTAACTACAAATTATAATGAAATTGTTAAAGTTATTTTTGATCCAGTAAATAGAAAAGTTTTGATGAGAGAAATTTCTTTTTCTGATAGTGATGTCTCATTATCAGAAAGTTCTATAAATTTTTCTTCATATAATGGAAATATTGAAACCGGAGATAAAGTTGTTTATGTCTCCAGTTCTCCAATTAGTGGACTCAATCATTATGGTACGTATTATGTTTTAAAAACAGATTTTGATTCTATAAAATTATGTGAGTATGAAAGTGATATAGATGAATCTAATTTTATTAATTTTTCTTCCGTTGGAGGACTAACACATAAATTATATTTTGTTAATCCACAAATTTCATGCATAAGAACTACAAAGATAGAATTTGACTTGTCAGATTCCAGCTTAACAAATTTAGATTTACAATTTTATTTTGATCCAAATTTTGTAGAAAAGATTAATGAAAGAACGGGATTTTTTGTTGAAAGACAGGGGGTTCCTGGTAATTCTGGATCTAAAGTTATTTTGGATCTTTCCGGTCAGTTTTTTCCAATATATTATAATCTGTTTTCTAAAGGATCTTCAGAAGAAAGTAAGAAAGAAATATCTTCAGATGTTAATGTAAAATCTAATAATAAAATTTCAATCATAAATCATCAGTTTAATAATAAGTTTAACATTATAGAATCTACAGATAAGACATTTTCATTTTTTAATACCAAAAAATTAACTTTTAGTGAAAAACAAATTTTAAGTCAACCACAAACTACTTTTTCTTATAAAACTACATCTAAAACAGCTTTAGGACCTATATCAAAATTAAAAATTAATTTTCCTGGTAGGGGATATAAAAAATTACCTAAAGTTAGAGGAATTAAAAGTGATCTTGGTGTAAATGCTGTAATTAAATTAATATCTCCAAATATAGGAAAAGTAGAAACTTTTACTAGAGTTAAAGATGGATTTGATTACCCAACAGATCCTACACTTTCTCCATCTTTAAGTGTACCCACTGTTATTGGTATAAAAGATATAAGAACTATTGATTATATTGAAATAATTTCTGGAGGAAGAAGATATAATAGCTCTCCAAAATTAATTATAAAAAATAATATTAATAATGACATTGAACTTAATGCAAATATTTTAGGTGGTTCTATAACATCTGTAGATATTATTAAAAATTCTACATCATTATCCAGTCCTTTAGAAATAGTTCCAATTTATAATTCAAATGGATATGAAATTGATTCAATTTCTGTAGTTGGAAATTTAATAACATTAGAGTTGTTAAATTCTCCAGTTACCAATCCATTCATATCTTCTGGTTTTGGTAAAACTGATTATGAATATCCTTTTAAGATAGGAGATAAGATTTTTATTGAAAACTGTAGGTTAACCAGTTCTACATTAGACCAAGCTAATTTTAATTCTGAATCTTATAATTACTTATTCTTTGATGTTGTTGGAGTAAATACGACAAACAATACAGTTACATATGATATGTCCGGTATTTCTACCGGATCTTTTGGAACATATAGTGATCAATTTAATTTGGGAGTGGTTATTAATAAAAATGATATGCCTGAATTTAATATGATACTGAAAGATGATGTTAATTATCTTTCGAATGAAAAAGTGTCTTCTTTAACATTTGTTGGAACCGTTATGGAGGGTGGTTGGGATAATAATTTAAATCAAATGAGATTAAAAAATATTTTTGGGGAAATAAATGTTGGAGATAAAATTTTTGGTGAAACTTCTAAAATTAGGGGTACGGTTGAATATTTTGATACTTTTAATCTATATTCAACTTTAGGAGTGTCTAGAGATAAAACATCTTCCATAGATCTATCTTCCGGTATTTGTAATGATTATTTACAAAGAATTTCCGATAATTTTTACTACCAAAAATTTTCTTATTCCATTAAAGGAAATATTCCCTACAATATTTGGAGAGAATCTGTAAGATCTACTGTTCATCCATCTGGATTTAAAGAATTTTCTGACTTAGAAATTTTTACTAAACCAACTTTAAATGAAGTTAATGCGGGAATTGCAAGATCCATTAACATGAAACCAAAAGTAGAAACAACAAGTTCTATTACATTTGTTAATATAGATCAAATATCCAAATTTAACACAAAGAAAAATTTTGCTAGAGTTTATGAGGAAGAATTAAATCCCGATGGTTCAATTCAGAATGTATTTTTTGATGAAGGAGTAGATTTAAGTCCATTTATTGTAAATAGAACTAATAAAGTTATCGAAATTGACGATATAAGTAGTCAATTTAATGGAACTGCAGATCAATATTTACAAGGTAGATTCTCTGATGCTTCAGATTTATTGGATTATAATAAAGAATTTATTCAAGAAGAGGTAGTTGGATTTATTACCGCTACTTACCCCGGAATTACTACCAATCCCGATTGGGATAGAACTATTTGCAAGAGAGATGTAGGATATATTGTTGATGCAATTTCACATGATTTAAAATATAGTTCTAACAATAAATCAATTGAAGCTGGACTTGCGTATTGGTCTGGAGTCGGAACAAGTTATGTTGCTGGAGAGTCTATAGAAACTATAGCCGGATTTAATTATATTGTTGATTTGTCGAAATATATTATCAATAATGTTGGAGTTAAAACATCATACCAACTTGCAAATGCAATTAATATTTCAACAGCAGTTTATAATAATGTAACTGGAATTACCACAATTACTACTTCAAGTCCTCATGGGCTATCTACAACTACAGTAGATTATGTTGTTTTAAAAAATTTAGTTTTTTCTTGCGATTCTGGTGGTGGTATAAACACTGCAATTTTCCCAAATTTAGGTGCAGGTCCTGATGGAAATGGTGTACTATCTCCTAAGGGATTTGTTTACCAAGTGGAGGTTATTGATTCTGTCAGATTTAAAGTTAATCCAGGTCCATCAACTATAACTCATACTTACGATAGTGGTGGTACTATTCAAAGAGCATTTATATCTACTTCTCAATATATTGATTCAACAATTTTACCGGACGTTAATTGTAGTTTAGAATATAGTGAAAATTGTTGTGCTGATGTTTGGACATCAATAGGTAATTATATTGGAATAATAACCACAATAATTGGAATTGGGACTACTGCAAAGCCCAATACAATAACATATCCATCTTTGGCTAGAGGTGGATCAATTGTGGGGTTATCTACATTTAAGTTAAAAAATAAAGGAACTTCTCTTTTTAAACATGAGTTTTCCGGTTCTAGTGTTGACATTATCAATGATAAATTTATAATTCCCAATCATAATTTTCAATCGGGTCAAGAACTAATATATTCATATTCTGGTGGAAGTCCTATAGGTATTGCTACAACTTCTTATGTAACTGGACAAGTTGACACTCTTTTAAATGTTCACGAATTTGATGGAACTGCAATTTTTGAAAATGGATATAATGTTGCTATAACTACTGATATTTCTGGAACTGTTCCAACAGGACCTACTGGATTTATTAATTACACTCAAGTAATAGGATTAAACACTACAGGATTTGGTACTGATGCTACATTTAATGTATTCATTTCGTATAGTGGCGGAGGAGTCCCTCTCTCCACTTCAGTAGTTTTAACCTATGGCGGCAGCGGCTATTATGTTGGAGAACAAGTTTCTATATCTGGAACTTATTTTGGTGGAACTAGTCCCACTAATGATATAAGTTTTGTCGTTTCCAAAACTGCACCAACAGCAATACAATCAGAAGCTAATCAAAGTTACTTAGCTGTCCCTTCTATAGATTTGAGTGGAGCTACCTTTGACGTTGCAAGAGATTCTTCTGGAGAAATTAATTATGTTAAAATATTAAATGGAGGATCCGGTTATGATACTAATTCTATCATTTCAATAGCTGGAACCTATATTGGAGGAGCTAGCCCCAAAGATAATTTATCATTTACCCCACTAGAACTTGGTACTAAATCTTTACCAACTTCAGTATTTGTATATAAATTAAATGATAATGAATTTAAACTCTCTGGGTTATCCACTAGTGTATTTTTAAATTTAACTGATGTAGGTACATCTACTCATTATCTTTCATATAAGGAACCAAATGCTAGTGTAATTATTACTATAGATGGAATAATACAAAAAGCTGTAACTAGAAAATCATTACATGTTTCTTTTGCTTCTAGTGTATCTTCAGCTTCAACAACAATTATAGACATTTCTTCGGGTATTTCATCTTTATCAGTTAGTGACATAATTAATATCGGAGATGAGTATATATCTGTTAGAAATATAGGTATTACTTCAAGTAATCAAATAGAAGTCATAAGAGGTTATTTTGGAACGGTAGCGACTTCACATACTGTTGGAGCTTCTGGAACGGTCTTAAATGGTGATTTTAACATCGTTGGCGATATAATATATTTCGATTCGGCTCCATATGGAAAAATTGGTCCTGTAGGACTAGAGACGGGTTCCATATTTGGAGGTAGAGCTTTTAGTAGAAGATTTGATCCGAATTCTCCACAAGATAAAAATATATTACTTGATGATATATCTTTATCATTTACCGGTATAGCAGCAACAGAATTTACAATAAAGGTAAAAGATCAAACTACAAATACCATTTTTAATAGTGTTAATAGTAACACTGAAATTAATAATAATCCAATAGTTTTAATTAATAATGTATTTCAAGATCCAACTAATGACTATACTGTTGATGGTAGTGGTTCAAATGTTCTTAGATTTTTATCTGGTACACCAAGTTCCGGAAAAATAACAAAGGTTGCTATATCAAGTAGTTATGGTTATATTCCTAGAATTGGAGCTGCGGCTACAATAATAGTTTCTACTGGTGGAACTATTACTGATGTAATAGTTACTGGAGGTGGATCTGGATATAGATCCGCTCCCGTTGTTAGTATTGCATCAACAATTGGTATTGGCGCAAGTGTTGTAGCAACAGTAAGCGTTGCAGGTACAATATCAGGATTTACAATTATAAATCCCGGAATTGGATATACATCAACATCTCTTCCAGAAGTAGTAATAGGTATACCAACTGGATATAGTAATCTAAGTTTAGGTTATACTGGTGGAACTTCAGGTGTTGGAGGAAACGCTAAACTTACTGTTGAAGTTGGAATGGGATCGAGTATTTTATCATATAAATTTGATCAACCTGGTATAGCATATAAAGTAGGAGACAAACTTACGCCAATAGGTATTCCAACTAATACCACGCTTAGATATGATTCCCTAAGTATTTCTAATGTTCAATATAACAATTTGACTGGAATTACTACAATTACTACAACTTCTACTCATAATATAAATGAAAATGATTATGTAATTTTAACAGGAATAGCATTTACATGCGGATACGATGAAGTTGGAATTCAAACATTCTCATATGATAACGCAACTGGAATTTGTACAGTTGTTACTTATTCTCCACATGGATTATTGAGAACTGATGTCCCAAATAATCAAACTAGTGATGAAGTATTTTTATATAATTTACCGTTTAATTGTCCATCATATACAACAAATACTGCAGTTAACATTAGTAATGTTGTTTACAATCATATAGTGGGTATCGCTACAATTACAACATCTTCTGATCATGGTGCTGTTGCTGGAAAACAAGTAAAACTAGCGGGAATTGCATTCTCTTGTTCTGCACATAGTGCAACTGGAATTGCAACTTATAATATTACCAATTTTGTCTATACTAATTCTACCGGTATAACAACGATTACACTTGACGCAAATCATGAATTAATACCAGGGGAATATGTTCAACTTTCTGATATTATTCTTTCTTGTCCATCAGAAGCTATCGGATATTCAACCACCAAGTTCCCATACTCAGCTGGTATAGGAACCTTGGGCAATTCTTATCCGAATAGTAGTCCAAATACCCTTGGGGGAACTTTCAATGTGTTCCGAGTTCTTGTAGGAACCTCTGGCACAACAATTGTATTCTATGCAGGAATTTCTACTGTTGCACATACTTATAGTTCTGGTGGCACAGCAACAGTGGGTATTACATCTACAATATTCCCGTATCCTGGATCTAGTCCTACTACTGTAAGTGGAACATTTGATGTATTTGAAGTTAACTCAGTTTTAAGTAATACACAATTCACAATTATAGCCGGAGTTTCTAGTATTGCACATACTTATGTTTCTGGTGGGACAGCTCAATCAGGTGTAACAACTACAATATTCCCGGATGGCACAAGCACTTATGGAAAAGTATTCCCAGTTCTTACTTCTATAAGTTCCACAAGTTTTACCATGAATGCAGGTATCTCTACGATTCCTCATGTGTTTGAAGGTTGGCCAGAGATTGGAATTAACACTTTCTCTTATTATGAAATTACTGGATTATCTACAGTAACGACATCAGTTGATCATCAATTTCAAGTTGGAGATAAAATTACTCTTGCGGGACTTGCATTTACATGTGATTCTGCATATGTAGGACTAACAACTACAATATTCCCAGATGGAACATCCCAGTATGGGTATACATTTACGGTAACTGCTGTAAATAGTTCCACCGAGTTTGAGTTTCTTGCAGGAATATCTACTATTATTCATTATTATACTGGTGGTGGATATACTAAGAAAGTTCCTACTGCACAAAGAGTTCTCAGATATACAGATGATAGTACTGATAGTGCTTATGATTTTAGAGTCACTTCTATTGGGTCAACTGATACATTTACTATATTAGCTGGATCCATTTCCACCATTCCACATTATTATACACAAGATGGTATAGTTAGTTTTAAACAGTTTGAACCATTCATTTTGACAGTTGAAGAAGTTGAAAAAGATAGTTTTTCTGGTTTTTATCCTGGACAATTTGTTCAATTTGATGATATTTCTGAATTCTTTAATGGGTTTAGAAAGAAATTTACACTTTCAGTTACAGTAGACGGAGTAAAACAAATTTTAGGATTAAGAGTTCTTGAGGGAACTGATTTAGATATAACTAACAATATTTTTATATACATCAATGATGTATTACAAGTTCCAAATACTTCATATACTTTTTCTGGAAGTAGAATAATATTTACTGAGACTCCAAAATCTGGATCCAAATGTACTATATTATACTATAGAGGTTCATCTGTTGATGTGGAACTTGTTGATCCTCCAAAAACAATTAAAAATGGAGATAAGATAACAATTGAAGAAAATCCACAAGATTTATTTGATATCTCTCAATTTGATAGAGTTGTTAAAAAAATTGCAGCTGCAGATCAATTAGAAACATTTAATTACTATTCTGTTGGAATTATTACTGATCCTACAAAAATTAGACCATTAACTTGGGAAAAACAGCTTTCCGATACAGTTATTAGTGGGACACTTTATTCAAAGTCTAGACCAAGTTTACAAAGTTCTGTAAGACCTATAGCCACTGTTATAAAAAATATTGAACCTGATGATGATGTAATATATGTTGATAATGCTTATCCACTATTTTCAGATCTAGATTCACTCTCCGAAGATATTAGAGATATATTGGTATTAGAAAATAGAACAATTGAAGAATGCTTAGTAGAATCTGTAGTTTCTTCTTCTTCAACAATTTCATCAATAAATGTATTAAGTGGTGGAGTTGGATATGCTAATACACAATCACCTAAGGTAGTCATCTCTGAAAGTTTTATATCCAAAAAAGATCCAATCTTTAATTGGGATGGTGTTACTGGATTATCTACTACATATGACTTAAAATCAATAAAGTATAATAATAAATTTGTTTCTGTAGGTAATAATTCAATATACTCAGTAAGTAATGATGGAATAGATTGGCAAGTTTCTACAGTGGGATTTGGTCAATCTTCTAATTTTAATTCTATAGAAATAGTGGGAGTCGGTACAAGCAATTTCTTATTCTCAGCGGGAAATTTTGGACAAATAATAAAAGCTACAGACTATGGAAATGTTATATCCTCCTGGTCTCAGGTTCCATTATTAGAGGATGTTTCTATTCCCGGATTTGGTGTAGTTAATCAGGTAAGTAGTGGTTATACTGGAACGTTTAATCAAATTGTATATTCTAGTGTCACTGATACTTGGGTTACTGTTGGAGCCGGTGGATCAATCTTTTTTGCAACCGGAGTAAGTACAAACTCATTTGTTAACAGATATTCTGAAACACTATCAGATTTAAATAGTGTAACTTTTGGATCTGAATATTTTGTTGCTGTTGGTAATGATGGAGTAATAAGAACGTCTAATAATGGAAATATTTGGGAATCTGTACCTTCTCCGGTGAGCACTAATTTGAACAAGGTAATTTATGCAGATGGCAAATTTGTTGCCGTTGGAAATTTTGGAATTCTTATTCAATCTATTAACAGAAATTCCTATCAAATTATTCCAAATAATCTTGGAATTCAAAATATAAACAACATTTATTATAATTATGGTTTTTATGTAATTACTACCTCAACGGGCGATTTATATTATTCCTTTGATTTGAGTAATTGGATTTATAGATCAACACTGCAAGCTAACTTCATTAATGATTTAATATTTGTCGATGGTCTTGGGGCTGATGGTAGATATGTTGCAATTGGATCTGGAGCAACAGCCATTTATGCAGAACCAATCTACAATAGAGCTACAGCTATTTCTAGTGTTACTTCTGGAGTTGTTACATCTATACAGATTGTTAATCCAGGATTTGGATATGATTTAAATAATCCACCGCCAGCAATAATAGAACCAGATAGTTACAATGCTGAACTAGTTAGATCATTTAAAGTCATTGGAGATCATGGATTAATTATTGGAGTTACTACTTATATTACAGGAACACCAGGTATTGGAACAACTTCTCCAAAAATATCCTTTACTTTAAAGTCTGAACAATATGATAATAGTACTTTAGGTATAGGATATTCATCACTTAATACTTTTGGAATTACTAATAGCCAATTATCTAAAGGTGATTATTTTGTTATTACGGATAGTAATGTTGAAATAGGTGGAGATTTGGTAGGAATTACAACACTTCTTGGTGGTATGAGCAACTATCCAAATTCAAAGATTGGAATAGCAAAGTCATTTATAGATGGTGTTTATATTGTTGAGGATGTAACTCCACCTTCTCTTGGAATTGTTACCGTTACTTGTAATTTTGCTCCTATGGTTGATAATTATGTTAAAGTTTATGCAAGAGGAGAAAATAATACTGGTATTGGAACAAATAATTATTATGGTAGATATAGTTGGGCTAAAATTTATGATTACCAAAATAGAATTTTGGGAAATCCAAAAATATTTGAAGTTTTTAATGATAATGGAATTTCTGGAATTTCGTCTTCTCCCAAAATTATAAGAACCAGAAGTGTAATAAGTAAGTAAAATGTAACTAAATAAAAAAAAGTATGTTCTAAAATGCCCGCCATAATATCAGATCAATTTAGAATTTTAAATGCAGAGAACTTTGTAAAAAGTGTTTCTGGAGTAGGTGATACTTCAAATAAGTATTATACTTTTATCGGATTGCCAAATAGTGATAATACAGCAGCAGGCGGTTCTCCTACTTGGACTACTAATACTCCTTCTCCTTTAGATGGGTTTAAAGAAGAAAATCAAGTTAAAGAGAGTATTATATCATTAAAACAAATTACAAATCAGGATGTTAGGAGACTTGTTAGAAAAGTTACGTGGGTTGCTGGAAATACTTATGAAATGTATAGACACGATTATAGTGTATTTAATGTTACTCCCGTAACATCACAAACAAGTTTATATGAAGCAAATTATTATATTATAAACGAGGATTTGAGAGTTTATGTATGTTTACAAAATGGAACTGATCCGGAAAATCCAAAAGGAAGACCTTCTTTTGATCAACCAACTTTTATTGATTTAGAGCCTCGAGCGGCTGGATCTAGTGGTGATGGTTATATTTGGAAATACTTATATACAATAAAACCATCTGAGATTATTAAATTTGATTCTATTGAATTTATTCCAGTGCCAGATGATTGGGGAAATTCCGGCGAATCAATTTCTACAAAAAATAATGCAATTGATGGTAAGATAGAAGTAATATTAATTAATGATAGAGGATCTAATTATCAACCAATTTCTACTTCTTTTTCTAATGTTCCTATATTGGGTGATGGATCTGGAGGCAAAGCAACAGTTACAATTGATTCTTTTGGAAAAGTATCTGAAATTTTTGTTACTGATGGAGGAAGGGGATATACTTATGGAACGGTGGAGTTTTATCCGGGAGCGCCTGGTTCGGAAATAACTGGCCCCCTACGTCAATTAAGTAATACTGGAATAGGAACTACTTCTGTATCATCTTTTAATGTAATTATTCCACCAAAAGGCGGTCATGGATACGATATTTATCGAGAACTTGGTGCATATAGAGTTCTACTTTATTCTAGATATGAAACTTTAGAAAGTAATCCTGATGTTATTTTGGGTAATGATTTTGCTAGAGTGGGAATTGTAAAAAATCCAACAATTGTTGGAGATTCTGGCCAACTATTAAATTCATCTTTAGTTAGTGGTCTAAACGCTTTAAAATTATCTGGAGTTACCACAAATACTACATACGCTGTAGATTCTATAATCAAACAAAATGTTGGATTAGGTTCTACTGCAATTGGATTTGTTGCTTCTTGGGATTCAATAACTGGGGTTTTAAAGTATTATCAACCAACTGGGTTAGCGTCAAGTGAAACGGGATTTAAAATTATTCCGTTTACTTCTAATCCAGACGTTGGATATGGATTAACAATTAATGGATCTTCTGTTGTAGGTCCTGCATTATCTATCAACTCAAACTTTAGTGGTGTAACTACAACAATAAATAATAGAATATATCAGTTGGGTCAAGAGTTTATAGCTGGCATTTCTTCTGCTGAATATAATAAAAAATCTGGTGATATTATCTATTTGGATAATAGACAACCAATTCCCAGATCTGCTAACCAAAAAGAAGACATTAAAATTGTATTGGAGTTCTAATAGAAATGGCACAAAATACTAATTTAAATACATCTCCATATTTTGATGATTTTGATCCAAGAAAAAATTATCAAAGAGTTTTATTTAAGCCGGGAACTCCTATTCAAGCAAGAGAATTAACTACACTTCAATCTATTTTACAAAATCAGGTTGAAAAGTTTGGTAAACATTTTTTTAAAGAGGGATCAGTAGTAATTCCTGGTAATATTGCTTATGATTCTGAGTATACTTGTGTGCAAATTGATCCAACTCATTTAAGTATTCCAGTATCTACATACATATCAAATTTAGTTGGGAAACAAATAAAAGGAGAAACAAGTGGAGTAACTGCCAAAGTTGTAAATTATATTATTAGCGAAGAATCTGAAAACAATAATTTTACTTTGTACATAAAATATCAAAGTTCTAGTGAAAATGATTTTAGTGGAAATACTTTTGTTGATGGCGAAAATTTAATTGCCTTAGAAACCATTGATTATGGATTGGGTGTAATAAGATTAGAATCTTCATTTGCAACCTCTATTATATCAAATTCTGTAGCTACAGGATCTGCAATAAAAATAGAAGAGGGTGTTTACTTTATACGAGGATTTTTTGTAGATGTTTTTCCACAAACAGTCATATTAGATCAATACTCCAATTTACCTTCATATAGAATTGGACTATCTATTTTTGAAGATATAGCTGTACCATCTCAATCAAATCAAGATTTATTTGATAATGCTAGAGGATTTTCAAATTTTGCTGCTCCAGGAGCGGATAGACTTAGGATAGTAGCAACTTTAATAAAAAAATCTATAGATGACTTTAATGATGAAAATTTTGTAGAATTGTTAAGAATTGAAAATGGAATTATTAAAAAAGTTACTAAAAAAGAAGATACACCATCATTAATAACAGATGAGTTAGCAAGAAGAACTAGTGATGAATCTGGAGATTATTATGTAAAGCCATTTAGAGTTATTGCTAAAGAATCATTAAATAACAAAATAGGAAATAATGGAGTTTATAATCCTCGTCAACTAACAAAACAAGGCAACATTCCTTCTGATGATTTATTAACCCTTCAAATTTCTCCAGGAAAAGCATATGTCAAGGGATATGAAGTAGAAACTCTCATCACAGTAAATGCTGACTTGGAAAAACCAAGAACTACAGAAACAGTTAAGGATATAACTGTTCCTTTTAGTTTAGGAAATCAAGTTGAAGTTAATAATGTTTATGGATCAGTTCCGGTTGGATTTGGATCAAGTAGTCAAGTAACTTTATATTCCCAAAGAACAGTAACTCCAGGTCTTCCATCTGGAATTCCAATAGGAGTGGGTAGAGTTTATGATTTAAAATTAAAAAATTCTCAATATGAAAATGCTACAACTGTTTTTGAGGGATCAGTTTTTGATTTGCAAACTTATACGTATTTAACTTTAAATACTACTATAACTCTTTCTACTCCAGCATTTGTTCAGGGTAAAAATACTTCAGCGTCTGGATATTTAGTTTCTAATGTTACAAATAGTAATCAAGTAATACTATATCAAGTTTCTGGTAATTTTAGTGTTGGTGAACAATTAAAAATTGATGGTCAAGATGTTTCTAGAACAATAGTTAATGTACGTGATTACAATCTGGGAGATATAAGACAAGTAGTTGGGTATGTTGGTTCTACAACTTCGTTTACAGCTGATACAATAATATCTACAGGAATTCCTCTTGCACCACAAGGAACCAGTTTTACTATTTCTGCAGGTTCTGGGGGAATAAGTACTGTAACAACATCCACTTCAACATTTGGTGTAGGAATTAATACAGGGGATATTTTTGTTTATACTAAATCTGGTGAAACAGTACCAACATACAATCGAGTAACTTCTATAAGTGCTTCTGCAAAATCTATAACTGTTCAATCAACTCCAAGCGTAGTTGGAGTAAATAGTGGTGGATTGCCAACAAGTTCAATAACAGTATCGGACTTGGTAAAAGGAATTTCTACACTAGTAAACACTAGAGAATCATTTTTCTTTGCTGAGTTGGAAAATTCCAACATTGAGAATGTAGATATTTCTGAAGGAGAAATAGTTTATAGAAAATCTTATCCAGTAACAATTTCTTCTAATGGATTAACATCAACGTTGGAAACAGATACTAACATAACCTTAGAACAATTTGATGAAGAAGATTATTCTTTAGTTTTTGATGACGGTACTATTGAAACATTAACATCAGGTCAGTTTACAATTACCTCTGGAAGGACTTTGACATTGGTAAATTTGAGCCAAAATGGACCTGCAACATTAACTGTTACATTAAGAAAAAGAAGATTAAAATCTAGAAAGAAAATTTATAATAAATGTGCAGTTTTAGATGTTAGAAGTTCAAGCACACCTTTATCTGGGATAGGTAGTACAACTATTGAAGATGGATTAACATATAGTCCTTATTATGGAACAAGGGTGCAGGACGAAAGAATATCATTAAATGTTCCTGATGTAATTTTTGTTTCAGGTGTTTTTGAATCATCGGATTCTAATGATGCTGAATTGCCAAAACTAGAAATTGTTAATCTAAATGCTAATATTTTAAATGCTATTAAAGGGGAAATAATTTATGGTGAAACAAGTAATACAATGGCATTATTTGTCTCTACTAATGGCACAAATCAAGTAGAATTTGTATATATTAATGAGAATACATTTGTTCAAGGAGAAAAAATTCTCTTCTATGAATCAAATGTTACTGCTGAAATAAGTTTATTAATAGAAGGTGACAGGAATATTGTATCTGATTTTATTTTTGAAAGTGGTCAAACTTTGGAAATAGCTGATTTTTCTTCATTAAGAAGAAAGTCTGGAGTTACAGCTCCAACAAAAAGATTAAAAATTGTGTATAATCATTATTACATAGATCCAAACGATGATGGCGATTTTGTAACCGTTAGTTCATATGATCGTGAAAGATATTCAAATGAGTTGCCTTTGATCAATGTCTATAGAGCTAGTGATATTATTGACCTTAGACCTAGAGTTACTCCTTATGACAGTTCACTAACACCTTATTCACCTTTTGAATTTTCTGCAAGAAAATTTTTACCAACTACTAATTCTACACCACATAATTTTGCTAAAGATAAAAATCTATTTTTATCATATTCATATTATCTAGGAAGAACTGATAAATTATATCTCAATAGATATGGTGAATTTTTTGTTTCAAAGGGAGTACCTTCTTTAAGTCAAATTTCCCCAGAAACAATTGAAAATTCTTTGGAAATAGCCACTATTACTATGAGACCATATGTTTATGACATTGGAGATGTAACGGTACAGTTGTCTTCACATAAACGATATAGAATGCAAGATATTGCCAGACTTGAAGATAGAATAAGAAACATTGAATATTACACGTCATTATCTCTTTTAGAAACTGATACTAAAAATTTAACTCTGAGAGATTCTCAAACTCAATTAGATAGATTTAAATGTGGATTTCTTGTAGATAATTTTAAATCTGTCCAAACTGGTTCTTTAGGTGATCCGCAACACAAATGTAGTATTGATACTAGGGAAGGTTTATTGAGACCTCAACATTATACTACTTCCATAGATCTTTTATTGGGATCTGAGGCTGTAATAGGATCATCAAATCTTTCAAATCCAGATGCAGATTTAAGATTTGTAAAAGATTTGGGAAATCCAAACACTGTTAAAGTTGGTGATATAGTTTGTTTAAAATATACTGATGTTGAGTTTCTTAAAAATACTTTTGCTACTAGGAGTGAAAATGTCAATCCATTCCATGTTGTTAACTGGATTGGTGCCATAGAATTAAATCCTGCAACAGATACTTGGATTGAAACGAGGGGAACTAAAAGGACAGTAGATCAAGAAGGAAATTATACAACTACTATACAGCAATTGGGAGTTGACACTAATACTGGTTTATCACCTATTGATTGGGGAGCTTGGGAAACTACATGGACTGGTACAAAAGAGGTTGCCAGACAAAATATGGGTAGTTTGTATGTTGGCACAAAAGAAGTATCTAGAAGTACTCGTAGAGGGAGATTTCAAAAAGGTAGAGGAATTCCAGAAACAACAACTATAAACTATAGAGATCAATATACTAATTTTACAAATGTAACTACACTAACCACTACAAAACAAGCAAGACAAGGTATTCAGTATAAGGTATCTGAAAGATTTGACTCAGTAAGTTTAGGAACTTTTGTTGTTTCTACTGAAGTAATTCATGTCATGAGGTCTAGAAATATTGAATTTATAGCAAGAAGATTAAAACCAAAAACACAGTTATATCCATTCTTTGACAACGTTGATATGAGTAAATACGTTGTTCCAAAACTTATTGAAATTCAAATGGAAAGTGGCACTTTTTCTGTTGGAGAAACTGTTACTGGCACAGTAGGAACAACTTCTATAAAATTCAGATTAGCTACTTCGAATCATAAGTATGGCCCATATAACCAACCAGATCAAGTTTTTGTAGAAAATCCGTATTCACCAACTCAAAATATACCTTCTTCATATTCAACAACTTCAACTATATTAAATGTTGATACTGCTTCTCTAGAATTGCAATCTGCTTCTGGATTTTTTGGAAATATTGTTACTAATATGCAGTTGAAGGGTGAAGTTTCTAAAGCAGTAGCGAAAATAACTAATGTTAGATTAATTACAGATTCTGCTGGAACTTTAATTGGATCGCTTTATATACCAGATTCAAGACTACAATCTACACCATCTTTTGAAACTGGAACAAAAACATTTGTACTTACAACTAGTTCAATTAACACTACAATTGTTGGAGCTACAGATAGTACAGCAGATGCAAAGTTTACATCCTCAGGAACTATAAACAATACAGAAGAAGTTACTTTAAGAACCAGAAATGCAAATGTTGAAAGAATTAATAGAACTGAAGAAAGAACTTTAACAAGTGAACAAACGACACTTCAAGCTGGCACTTCGTTCGTAAATCGTACCGTAACACAAACAAGATGGGTTGATCCTCTTGCACAATCTTTTGAAGTTCCTGATGAAAATGGAGTATTCATTACTAAGTGTGACGTTTTCTTCAGAACAAAGGATACTAATAGTTTACCAGTTACTATGCAAATTAGAACAATGCAAACTGGTTTACCTACAACAACTATTATTCCATTTGGTGAAGTTGTTTTAGATCCAAGTCAGGTAAATACATCCGATGACGGAAAAACACCAACAACATTTACCTTCCCTTCACCAGTTTATCTTGAGAGTGGAAATTCTTACTGTGTTGTATTGCTTTCTGCTTCAAATGAATATACCGTATGGATTTCTAGAATGGGTGAAGAAGATATAACTACTTTAAATTTACAAGAATCTCAAAAAATTGTTGTATCACAACAACCTTTATTGGGTTCATTATTTAAGTCTCAAAATGGTGCAACTTGGGATCCTAGCCAATTGGAAGATCTAAAACTTACACTTTATAGAGCAAAATTTGTTACTGGTTCATCAACAGTCAGATTTTATAATCCAAAATTAGATATTGGTAACAATCAAGTTGTAACTTTAAGACCCAATCCATTGGATTGTATTTCAAAATCAACTTTAATTGGAATGGGTAAAAGTTTAACTTCAACTGAAGTTAGTGGATTAACCCCAGGAACTCCAATTTTACAAAGTAACAATACAACATTTATATCAAATTTAAAAAGTGTTGTAGGATCAGTAGGGATTGGTAGCACTCTATTAATAACTTCGGCCGGAATTGGGTTTACTTCAACATTTAAAACTTATTCTAATGTCAGTTTAGTCCCCATAACTGGTAATGGATTTGGCGCAAAAGTCAATTTAAGTGTTCAAAATGGTGTTGCTATTGCCGCTACAGTTTCTATCGGTGGAACTGGATATGCTTATGGTGATTCATTGGAAGTTGTTTATTCTCAAACAGATGGACTAGGAACTAATTTAATTCTCACAATTCCAAACAATGTAGGAATAATTTCTTCTTTCAATTCCTTACTTGTAGATAGAGTACAAGGAACTCTCAATCAAAATTCTGTAGATAGTTTGTATTACGTAGGTACTAGTGGAACTTCACTTCTTTCTGGTGCATCAGTAACTACAATAAACGATTTAACTGATGGATTGCATTTTAAAGTAAGTCACAATAATCATGGAATGTATTCTTCGGTTGATAAAGTAACAATTTCTGGCATAGAACCAGATCAAAAACCTCAAACATTAAAAGCCGCATACAATTCAACATCTACAAGTAATATTGTAGTAAGTTCTGTTGGAATTTTTACTAGTTTTGAGAATATTCCAGTTTCTCCATTAAATCCGGGATATATTTTAATTGATAATGAAGTAATCAGTTATACTGGAATTATTACGTCTACTAATAGTTTAACTGGAATAACTAGAAATATTGATAATACTATTTCTGGAAGTTATTCTATTGAGTTTCCAATTTTCAAATATGAATTAAACGGAGTATCTTTAAGAAGAATTAATAAAACTCATAATTTATCAGATACAGATTTAATAACATATCCGACAGATTTGGATTATTATTATGTTAAAGTTGGAATGAGTAGTAGGGGTATTGATAGAACTCCAGGAAATGCTCTAGGATATCCTGCTTTATATTTTAATGATGATAAATCCTGTGGATCATATGACACTGTTCCATTAATGGGATCTCCAAAAGGACCTAAAGCTACTCAAAATATACCATTTAACGTAATTAGGCCCAATTTTCAAACATTATTACCACAAAAGACTTCCATATCAGCAAAAGCAAGGACTTTTAGCGGATCTTCTCCAGATAGCGATTTAACACCATTCTTAGATCAGGGATTTGTTGATGTTTCTTTAAATTCAAATAATGAATTCAATTCTCCCAGAATAATCGGTTCTCAAGTAAATGAAGATGCGTATTTGGCTAATTTTCCTGGTAAAAAATCTTTTACAATGGAATTAACTTTAACAACCGATGATGAAAAAGTTTCTCCAATGATTGATTTGGATAGAGTAAATTTAATTACTGTTGCAAATAGAATTAATTCAAAAGTTACAAATTATGCTACTGATGAAAGAATAAATTCTTTAACTGATGATCCAACAGCAGCAACTTACTTGAGTAATATTGTAATTCTGGATAAGGTTGCAGATAATTTGAAAGTATTTTTCGATGCATATAGACATTCTACCAATGACATTAGAGTTTGTTATAGAATTTTTAGAAGTGATTCTCCAGTAGATTCTCAACTTTGGCAATTATTCCCTGGTTATGATAATTTGGATATAAACTCTCAAGTAATTAATCAAAATAATAATAATGGAAGACCTGATAGAAGAGTATTGAGTTCAAACACTGAGGATAATTTTAATTCTTATGAATTTACTGCATCAAATTTACCACAATTCAATGGATTCCAAATAAAAATTTTAATGTCTGGTACTAATTCAGCATTTGTACCAAAAATTAGAGATTTTAGAGTTATTGCAACTATTTAAAAACTATGAGTTTAATACCGGTGGAAGGAAACAAAGGATTATTTCGTGACAAAGATTCTAGTGCTATTTTAAATTGTTCTGAATCTGATTATGAAAGATATTTGCAATTGAAAAATGTTAAGATAAAAGAAGCTGTTAAATTAAATGAAATTACAGAAAAAATTGATGAAATTGATAAATTAAAGTCTGATGTAAATGAAATAAAAGAGATGATGAAATTTATTATTAAAAAATTGGACTCGGACTCATAAATACTTAAAAAACGGATTCCAATAATGGCGGCAAGGAATGTAAACTTAGTTCTTGAACAAGGGGTTGACTTTCAAGCCACCTTTACAATCAGGAATACTAATAACGCACCATTAAATTTAACAGGATATACTGGAATTTCTTCAATTAGAAAACATCCAACATCTTCTACTGCATATCCTCTAACTCTTTCTTTTGTAGATAGATTGAATGGAAAAATCGCGGTTTCTATGGGTTACACTGCAACTGATTCAATTGAGGGTGGTCGTTATGTTTATGATGTTATTCTTATTTCTCCTAATTCTTATAGAACCAGAGCTGTTCAAGGAAACGTTCTGGTAACTCCAGGAGTATCATAATGACAGATTACTTAGTAACTTTAAACGAGCCAGGGCCCTATAGAATTGGTGTTGACTATGAAATTCCTACAAAATCAATTCAATATGGAAACATAATTCTTGACAATATAAATTCTCAATTTACCGGAACAGCACATACTTTTGGTTTAGCTACAACCGGTTCTTCATATGTTCCAATTAATGATCAACAATTAATTGTAGTAAAGAATAATCTTGTAATGGAACCCATTGAAGATTATACAACATCTACCAATAATATAATATTTACAGTAGCTCCAAATCCAGGAGATGACGTTTTTATTATTGCTCTTGCTACTACTGCCGATTTAACCAGAACAATTAACTATGTTGTTGATAGTGGTTCTATTGCAATGTTGGTTGGTAATAAAGGTTCCGTAACTCTTGATGTAAGTGGAATTATAGAATCACTAACTATTCTTTCTGATCAACAAGGAGATTTGACATTAGATATTAAAAAATCAAATTACTCCAACTTTCCAACATTTGCATCTATAGTTGGGGGAGTATATCCACAAATGACCAATTCCAGAAAAGTAAAAGATGATGTACTAAATAATTGGGACACATCAATAGTTTCTGGAGATATCCTGACGTTTGATGTTATATCGGTGAACAATATTAATAGGTTTCTAATCTCTTTAAAATTAAAATTATAAATAAAGATAGTTATCAAACGTCACTAAGTTGTACGGAGTTGTTTAAATGGCACTTTTAGTTCCCAATATTGGAGAAATTGAATCACTAAGGTATTTGATTGCCCAAAATAATCATACCGCTTCTTTGTCTGATCAATCTCCTAGAAACCTTGTTCTCAAACTCTTCACTAGTAATACGACTCCAGCAGAATCGGATGTTCCTTCCGCTACTGCTTATTATGAGCCATATGGAGTTGGTAATACTAATGCATATGGATATGCACCAAGCACTGGTTATCCATATTGTGTAAATAATAGATCTGATCAAGTTTATACCTCACAAACGGGCATTCTTCTTAATGGTTCACGTTGGAGAATTAACAACGTAGGTTCTGGTACAACTGCAACTTATCCAGAACAAACCTTTACATTCACCGGAGATGCTGGTGATGTATATGGTTATTATGTAACCAGAGCAAACAACATGCCTGTTGCTGTTCAGGGTGAAGTGCATGGTGCCAATGTCGGTGTGGGTACTACAGTGTCTAAGGGAGATAATACTGATCCAGTTATTGGAGTTATTGGAAATCAATATATTACAATTGACCCAGACCAAAGCGTTGATGATTTAACTCTTGGAATGATTGTTGGTGGTAATGCTGGAATTCAAACCGGAACACAAGTTATCGGTATTGATAGAGCTCTCAAAGTTGTCTATCTAGATAAGGCTCTTATTGATAACATCCAGGTTGCTACCGACCCAAGTGTAACCTTTAGTTATGGAAAAATTGTTGTCACTGGCCACCAACTCGTAGCAGGAGATGTTCTTTATATTGCTGCTGGTACAGGCAATACAACTTTAAGTTCTGGAACATACACAGTATTCAGCGTCCCAAATGCTAATGAGTTCTATACTACACCATCTCTAACTGCAACTTCAAATGGAGTCGCTGGATTAAATACTGCAACTCTTTACAGCTCAATCATGTATGCTGAAAGATTCACAAATGGTCCTTACAGCATTCAGAACAATGGAGACCAAATTAAGATTACTCTTAACGTTGCTCTTGACTGATATCTAAATAAATATATCATTGAATTTTTGGGGATTGTGTATAAACAGTCCCCCTTTTTTATTAGTAAATCACATTGTCGTGAACAGATGAATATTTACAAGTATAATTCATCTACTATTAATGAGTATTCCCAAGAAGATTTTGGATTCATATGTGAATCTTCTAGGGAAGTGGATGACTGTGGAAATTTATCGGATACTAATACATCTATTGAAAATTTTTATTATATAGATTGTTCAAAAACTTTATATCCATTTGGTGGAATAAAATTAAAGTCTAAAAAAGTCAAATATTCAATTGATTTAATTATTGGTAAAAAATATTTAGATATCAATAAGAAGTCAATAGTTCTTCAAGGAATTATAATCCGTTGGATTGGATTTAGTGTTATTTTTCAATTGTCAAATGATTCACAAAGAAAAGTAATACCTGATGTATCTGGTGGAGGTGCATTGTGACATCTCCAAACGTTTTTGCATATAATTCAGATTGTAAACAACCAGATCCAGAAATTTGGGGTGGAGGTGCAGCAGGAGGCCCACTCTTAATATCATCTGGATTAGATTTTTCACAAAAGTTATCTAAAAAATATGTAGGGGATTTACCTACATTTAATTTTTCTATTGAAACTGCATTAGAAAAAACATCTAAAAAATATATTGGTAATTATCCGACATATACACTATCCACATCATTTGCCGCTGAATTTTTAGTATATAATGTTCCGGAAAATACAATAGTATTTTCTATTCAAGGAGAATCTGTAGATTATTTTATTAGTTCTGAAGATTTAGGTACTCCAAATTTAGAGTATTCTGGGTTTATCACTGAAAAAGTAACGTATGATTATTCTAATCCATCTTCAAATGTAGAATTTTTATCCGAAGATGATGGATTAATAACTTCAACAATTACCTCGTTAGTTGATTATGGATTAATTACCAGTCCATTGGAAGAACATCTTGATTATGGGTCTACAGAAATACTGGGAAATACTGAAGCTGCAACAGGATTAATACAAGTATCAGGATCATCAAATTATTCAGCATTTATTAAAGAAATAAACACTATATTGTTACAGACTTCTGGAACTTGTAAGGAAGAAGTATGTTTCAATCCACCCATAGATGAAAATATTTTTAAAAATGATATAAGTTCTTCGATATTAACTTTTGATAATAATCAATTAACCTTTGATATCAGTGAGCCAAAACCAAATATTAAACTTACAGGATCATCAGTAAATATTTTCATTTCAAATACTCCAGAAGGAATATTTAATATTGAAACCGATGGTATTTGCATTGAGAATGTAACTTACAATTATAGTTTACCAACAAATTTACCATTCATATCGGAAACTTCCGGATTGATAGTAGAAGGAGTAACGTCTCAATTTGACTATGGATTAATAACTTCAGAAGTAAGTCAGGGTAATGAAGATCTTGGATTGATTATTAATTCTGCACCGGTCACTCCATTTGGATCTATTGCTAATATAACTGGATCCGCTTTTGTAAAACCACCAGATGATATTAGAACATATAATGCATCTGGTGAATATAAAGTAACTTATAGTCCAGATAATACTACAGGATCTCTCTTCAATTTTGGTGAAAAAGTTGAATCAGTTACTTATGACTATAATTTAAGTTCCGCAGATATTCTTACTACGTTTGATGAGGGTTCAATTTCCACATCTCCAACTGAATTTGTAGATTATGGATTTGTTTATGAAACATCATTATCTGGAATTGAAGATTATAATACTATTCAAATTACTTCTTCAAACTTGCCATTTGGATCAGTATCTATAAATGGATCTGCAACTACTGAATGGATTAATAAAAATTTCTCTGCTAGGGGTGAATATAAAGTAACTTACAGTCCAGATGATACTACAGGATCTCTCTTCAATTTTGGTGAAAAAGTTGAATCAGTTACTTATGACTATAATGAATCTTCAAGTTTAATACTTGAAACTCTTGATATAGGATTGATTACTGATTTAATAACGGTTTCAGTTGATTATGGATTTATTACTGATATACCAGTTGGACAAGAAGATGATGGATTAATTACTAGTAGTTCAACTATTATTCCATTTGGCGGATTTACGATTAATGGATCTGCAACTACTGAGTGGATTAATAAGAACTTCTCTGGAAATGGCCAATACAAAATTGTTTATAATACATCAACATTCGGATCTCTGTTTGGATTTGGAGAAAAATTAGAATCTGTTTCTTATGACTATAATGAAACATCAGTATTAATAGTTGGAGATCCAGATTATGGACAAATTTCTATTGGATCAACGACACTTGATGATTATGGATTTGTTGCAGAACCACATGTACAAACCGATGACTTAGGATTTGTTATTGGATTCCCTGCCATAAGTGATGTATTCCCATATGGAACTATAACAATTTTCGGATCAGCAATAGAATTTGGTTTATTCGAAATTCCTGAGGAAACCGTAGTAATTTCTATTGGTGGAATTGGAGAGGAAAGTATAACATATGTTCCATCAATTAATCGGAAACGTTATGACAAATCATTTGATTCTGAAACTTTAAGTCTAGATTCTACAGTAGAAACATTTGACGATACTACCGAACAACCAAATATTAAACTAACAGGAAGTTATGATGCTCCTGCGGTTTATTCTGAAGTTGGATCCGGATCTCTATTTAATCTTGGAATTGCGGATGAGTCTGCAACATATGATTATAATAATGAATCTGTAGTTATACTTACAACTACAGATAGTGGTTTAATCACTGATCCAGTAACAAACACTATTGATTATGGATTTATTACTGACCCTGTTATTGGCCAAGATGATGATGGTCTAATTTCCGATATTCAAACAGTTGTTCCATTCGGCAGATTAACAGTTAATGGGTCTGCAGATACATTGTGGGTTAATGTTAATATTTACAATAGTCCTGAATCGGCAGTAAGGGTAACCTATAGTCCAGATGATTTAAGTGGAACACTATTTGGATTTGGAGAAAAACTAGAATCTATAACACACAGATATACTGAACAATCGGTATTCATAGTTGGTGATCCGGACTATGGTGTAATTGCTGTAGGATATACCAGAACTGATGATTATGGATTAATAACTGAAGCACATAGTCAAAGGGATGACCTTGGATGGTTAGTTGGATTCCCAGCAATTGATGATGTATATCCATTTGGATCTATAACAATTCTTGGATCAGCATTTGAATCCAATATTTCAAGTGAAGTTCTTACTGGATTATTTGTAATTTCCGGTTCTGCTGATCTTTATTATACTCCAGAATTTGCCGGAACTGGTTCTATTAATATTTCTGGATCTGCAGATGTTGCCTTTAGCCCAGATTTTGTTGCTTCTGAGACATTAACTTTATCAGGAACTTTTATTGAAAGAGCGACAAAGAGTTATAGTGAATCTTTTGGAACTATAACCATTTCTGGAACACCACTAATACATCCAGAAGTTGACTATACACCAGCATATACTGGTACTGGAACACTTAGTATTTTTGGAGATGCTACTTATAGTGAGACAGATGCATTTGGTGTTGGTAGAAGACGTGGTGGAACTATTAATCTTTGTGGAGATGCTACTTATTCTGAGACCGATGCATATGTTGGTTTGGGAACTATTTCTCTTGATAGAGAGGGAATTACAGTACCAGCTGTACTTGCAAGAACAAGATCATATGTTGGTATTGAAACTATAATTCTATCTGATAGTGGACTTGAGTCTCGCACTGTCTTTATTCCTACATCTGGTATTGGTACTGGATTTATTGGAGGTTCAATTACGATTCTTGGTGGTGCAACAGAATCTTATTCTGCACAAACACCTGAAGACATTCAACTATTTACATTCTCTGGAGAGCTTAATCATCCAAATATTGATTATACTCCACATTATGGTATTGAAAAGAATATTGGTATTGGAACAACCGGAATTCAAATTACCGAACTTTCTTCTGCTATTGAGAAGTTCTCCGCAAATACTCCAGAAAATACTCAATTGTTCCAGATTCTAGGTTCTGGAATAGAAAAAGTAAAATTTGATACTCCGGAAAATACTCAATTATTCACCATTTCGGGAGTTGCTCTTGAAAGTGAATCTGAATCTTATGTTGGAGTTGGTGGAACACTCACTTTAAGTGATTTTGGTATAGAAAAGAATACCGAGTCCTATGTTGGTGTCGGAACCTTATATGTTTCTGGAGTGGTTGATGATTCTGCTCAAAGAATTGCAAGAGGAACAGGAACAATAAATCTCGTTAATGGATTTAGTCCACAAGAATCTTATCCATGGCTTCCTGAACCTGGTGTTGGTAGATCTTGGAGCTTTACTAGGCCAACTTATATTGATCAAGGTTCTCTTACTATTTCCTCCGGAATTGCTCAAACTCATTATTACTCACCAATATATCCACGAAATTCGGGAGATCCTGGTTCTGGTATTGGCACAATACGAATCAATGATGATAAAGGTCTGACTATTACTAGAGCGGTATTGCCGTATTTTGCGAAAGGTGAAATATTTGTCAGTGGAATTGGAGCTGAATCCTTTACTCCTCAAACTGAAATTGGTTCTGGACTTATTACATTATCTGGTATTTCTTCTACAAGGGAAATCAACGTATATCAAGGATATGTAACAAGTGGAACTATAACTATCTCACAACAGACTCAATCAATAATTGAGAAGAATACTGAGTCTTATATTGGATTTGGAACAATATTCATCTCCGAGTCTATTGTAGAAAGAAATACAGAATCTTATTTTGGAACTGGAACATTATTTACTCTTGCTGGTTCTTCTGAAGTTTACTCTGCACAAACACCAGAAGATACTGCAACCTTAACAATTTCGGGAAGTGCAGAAGAATCTTTCGTTGCTCAAACTCCAGAAGATACGATTTTATATAAATTCTCTGGCGCAGCAACCGATGAAAGAATTACTAAGTCTTACGTTGGGTCTGGATCGGCAACTATTAGTGGTTCTGCAACAGCAAGATCTACATCATCACATTTAGCAACTGGAACGATTAGATTTGCGAAGTATACTTCGGATCAGAATTATGATACTTGTGATTCTGTAGATATTACTTCGGATAATCTATACTCGGCTAAGGTAAGTTTTGTTGCAAATCCACCAGAAGATACTGTTCTATTTGTTATTGATGGAGATGCAGGTACATCTGAAACTGCTCTGTATACAGAAACATCAACAGGTCTTTATATATTATCTGGAACATATCAGGATATTAAACTCACTTATACCGAGTCTGGAATTGGTACAGTATTCATTACATCCACATCTAGTGAAAGTGAAAGAGATGTATATATTGGATCAGGAAGTCTATTTACAATATCTGGTGGAACAGAATACTATTCTGTACAAACTCCAGAATCCACAATTCTTCTTCAAATTTCCGGATCAGCAGTAACATCCGTAGAATTTGAATATTCAATTGCAGGTATTGGTCTCTTTAGCTTCAATGGATCTGCAAATACGTCAGAGATTGCATCATATACTCAAATTGGATCTGGAAATATAACTCTATCTGGTCAACTTGTTTATCCAGATATTGTCTTTATTCCTTCACCAGATGGTTCTGGAATAATTAATATTCTTGGATCTTCTGATAAATCTCTTACAAAAATATACGAGACTGATGGAACCTTATTTAATTTCTCTTCTGGATTTGAATCATTTACTAAATCTACATATATTGGAATTGGAACAGTTTATATTCAAGAAATTTCTGGATCAACTATTAACAATCCATTCCAGATTCCAAGAACTTATGTATGTATAATTTAAAGTATAAATAAATGAAGAAGATAAACCGTCATTAAGTATTTCCATGACTAAACAGGTACAGATAAGAAGGGGAACTACAGCTCAACATGCAGTCTTTACTGGAGCAGAAGGTGAAATAACTTTTAATACTGATACGCATTCAGTTGTTGCACACAATGGAATCACAACAGGTGGATATGAATTAGCTAGAACAGATTTTGGAAACGTTCCTGTCGCTAAGTTTAGTGGAACTTTTGAAGTAGTTGGAGTAGCAACAACTTCAATAGGATTAGGAAATTCATTATCTTCATGGGATGTAAAAGTTGGTCATGGTAATACCACACTTATTGTTGATGGGTCGGAACTTGTTACTGGAATTTTAACGGTTACTGGCCCAGTTACTTTAGCGAAAGAAAATACCGTAATAGGCGGTATGGATTTTGTAGGCGTTAGAACAGAAACTTCTCCAGAAGATCCACTTTCCTCATGGCATGTTTCTGTAGGTAAAGGAAATACTGCTTTTGTTGTAGATCAAAACGCTTATATTGGTGGAATTGCAACAGTAACTACTACAAGGGGAACCGAAGCCACGTTTAATAAATTAACATTAACAAGTTATGGATCAACTACATTTGAATTGTCAACAGAAATTACAGCTAATGTAGGTATTGGCACAACTGTTATTGGTATTGCTTACACAGATGGAGTAGCTATCGGAGATAAAGTAAGTATCGGAACATTTTTCTCCGATGTTACAATTACTGGATTTGCAACAGTTGCAATTAGCACATCAAATCTATTTTTCCTACACACATCAATTTCCACTACGGTTAGTGCCGGATCAACTATTATTGGATTGACAACTACTACAAATATATCAATAGGAAATTCTATTAGTGTCACAGGTTATGCAATCACCAGTATTCCTATTGTCGGATTAACAACATTTAATGGTCCAGAAAGAAACGAAATCATATTACAAACGTTTGTTAATGGAACAGTAGGGTCTTCAAGTACAGTCATTCCCGTTCCAGGAAATTCCGCAATATCTATTGGCAACTCTTTTACATCCGGATCTGTAGTAAATAAAAGAATTGTTGGATTGGGAACCACATCTATTGCTCCTTATAATTCCGGAATTATTACAGCCACAACAACTACAGAAACTTTAGCTGTAGGTGCTACAGTTCTATATGTTGCAAATACTGCGTTAATTGCTATTGGTAATTCGGCTACAATTACTAACGTAGGTACTCAATATTTTATTGATGTTCCTATTACTGGAGTTGGAAATACATTTATAACAATTCCCACAGGTAGTGAATCAATTGGAACAGTTTCCATTCCTTCTGGATCTGTAGTTGCTATTAGTACTATTTTAACAAACAGTGATTCAGTTATTCTTGATAGTGCAGTTGGAACTGGATTAACTGCAAATGATCCTGTTTCTATTAGTACAGTAACTGCAACTCTTTTCTATGGAGTTACTATTGGTGCAGCAAATACCATTGGAGTTGCAATTACTGCTGGATCAAATGCATCAATTTCAACGGTTACTAGTATTGGGCCTGCATTGAGGATTGGTATAGGATCTACTTCACAATTTACAGTTTCTTCTGGAACAACAGCTATAATCCGAAGATACCAAGATATTGGAAGCACTCTTAATGTTGATGTCCTTAATACTAAGGGATTGGACATCGTTGGTATTATGACCTTAAATGGTTTAACTTTTCCTACCGCAGATGGAAAGAAAGGTCAAGTCTTAACTACGGATGGTCAAGGAAATGTAGGATTTGCAACGGGCGGCGGCGCTGGCGGTTCTCAGGTTATTGTTAGAGTATCTCAAGCAACTGGAAATGATTCTAATGATGGAAGAACTCTTCCCGTTCAGACAATTAAAAAAGCTGCTCAAATTGCATCATTCTTAGGATATTATTTTAATACTGGTGCAACAATTCTAGTTGAATCTGGAGATTATATTGAGGATAACCCAATTATTCTTTATGATAATGTTAATATTATTGCAGATTCTCTTAGAAACGTAGTTGTCAGACCACAAAATGCTAACGTAGATTTATTTAAGGTCAGAAACGGTAACTATGTTACTGGTCTAACTCTCACCGATTATCTTGATGCAGAAACTAGAGCTCCACAATATACATTTAACCATTCAATTTCTTTTGACGAACCTTTTAATGAAAGTTTAGATAGAACTGGATATGCATGTACTTCAGTTGTAGGAATTACTTCCGTTCTTTATGATAATATTTCTGGTATTACGACTATTGTTACCGATAAAGATCATGAATTATATCCAGGAACCACCGTAAGACTTTCTGGTATTGCATTTACTTGTGGATATGATGAAGCAGGTATTTCGACCTTTGTTTATGACCATGTTTCTGGAGTATGCACGGCTACAACTTATACTCATAGAGGATATTCAATCGGAAGTAAAGTATTCCTCCATAACTTACCATTCTCCTGTTCTGGTGAACATGCTGGAGTTACTACAACAATATTCCCAGATGGCACTTCACAATATGGAAGAGTATTTACTGTAACTGGTATTAATACAATTGCAAAAACTATTAAGTTTAATGCTGGTGTTTCAACAATTCCTCATGTATTTGAAGGATGGGGTCGTAACTTTGTAACTAACGCCGTTTATACTCCTTCCAGTGGAATTACAACCATAACAGTTGCGACTGGAGTTGCGACAAATCATGGACTTCAAGTTGATGATAACGTATCTTTAGAAGGATTAAACTTCTCTTGTGTTGGATATACTCCAAATGCTCAAGTCAACATCACTAACGTAGATTATAACCATGTTGTTGGTATTGCTACGATTACAACTGATTCTGATCACCGTGCTGAAGTAGGTAAGGGAATTAAACTTGCAGGCATTGCATTCTCATGTTCCGCTGAACATGCTGGAATTACCTCTACAATTTTCCCATATCCTGGATCAAGTCCAAAAACTCTAGGGGCAAGTTATGATAGATTTGCAGTTAGATCGGTATTAAGTAGCACATCTTTTACTGTTGATGTTGGTATTTCTACTATTGCACATACCTATGTTTCTGGGGGAACTGCTCAATCCGGTATTACTACAACAATATTCCCAGATGGAACTGCACAACAACAAGGCGGAAACTCTAACGGATTCTCTGCTGATGGATTTACCTTTAAGGTAACTGGAATTACTACTAATACATTTACGTTTAAATCCGGTATTTCTACTATTGCACATACTTATGTTTCTGGTGGTACAGCCGGAAAAGTGGGAACAATTCAAAGAGTTAATACATACCCAGAACAAAATCCAGATGGAAGAAAAGATTTTGGTGTGTTCAAGGCAGAACAACTCAATGAATTAACCATTAGAGCTGGAGTAAGCACAATTAAACATTATTATGTTCAGGGTGGAGATTTGGTTTTAAGTAAACCTTTAATTAATAAATCTCCATATATTCAAAACTGTTCTATTCTTTCCTCTCTTGGTGGTAATGGCATTCTCGTTGATGGCGATAAAGTACTATCTCCAAACATTCCACCAGTACAGGGAATTGCAGAAAATCCACCAGTAGGTGATACTCCAGAATTTGGTAAGTCAATGGTTGCTGCAACCTTTACCATGATTTCCTTCGATGGTATTGGTTGGAGAGTTATTAATGATGGATATTCTCAGGTTGTATCTTGTTTCCAAATTTTCTGTCGTTACGGATCATTAGCTCAGTCTGGTGGATATCTTTCCATTACTAACTCTGCTACAAACTTTGGTACTGTTGCTTTAAGGGCAACTGGATTTTCACCAAACTCATTCGTATTTGATAGAGGACGTATCGCTGCTACAGGAACTTCTGGTGGATTGCAAACTCTAAAATGCGTTGGATTTGGTAGAAGTGATCAGGATCTTTATGTTTTAAGATTCTTCAATGATGCTGGTGAAGATAAAACTAGCACATTTAAACCAATTGTATTAGAGGCAACAGTAAATCCAGCAACAGGAGTTAATACGAATACCGATTATGTTACTGTTATTGGTCATCCCTTCTCAGAAGGAGACTCTGTTGTATATCTAGGAAATGAACAAGCAGAACCACCAATTGTTATTGGTGGATTAGTTAATGGAAATATCTATTATGTGCAGTATATCGATAGTAATACTTTTAGACTATATGAAGATGAATCTCTTGGAAAACCAGTAGATCTTGTAGGTCCACTAAGATCTGGTATTAATACCTTCCAAAAGAATAACCAGGAATTTATTGTTGATCAAATTATTTCAAATCACAATGTCTATCAAGAGTTGACTCTTGTTGGTGCTTCTACTGCTCATTTTGCTTCTGGAGCTCTTGTTCAACAAAATGTAAGTGGTGGTCAGGCAACTGGATATGCATTAACATACTTCTCTAGTGCTGGAACACTAATTGTTTCTGTTGAATCAGTTGGTGGTATAAGATACATGTTTGATGAGAGTGTTGCTAATGGAGGCGCAGGTGGAAATATTACTGATAATACTGGAGATCTTTCAGTAGGAGTAAGTTCTATTGCTGGAATTACAACATATAGAACTATTGAATTTAAGGTAGACTCTACAGTTTCGGGCAATGTAATTCAGGGTATTGGAAGTCTCCCAGTTAATTATAGATGTCATTTACATAGACCATCTATTGTCAACTCTTCTGCTCATACTTGGGAATATTCTGGATCTGGTACTGATTATAATGCACTTCCACAAAACGGCGGCAAAACAATTCTTGAATCTGAACAAGTTTCAGAACTTGGAGGTCGTGTTTACGCTTCAGGTACAAACGAACTTGGTGACTTCAAGATTGGTACTCAGATTACTGCGGTAAACAGAACTGGTAATATTTTCTTTAACAATAAGGTATCTATCGGTGAGTTGGATTCTATTAGACTTTCACTTTCCGGTGGTGTTGCGGTTGAAGAATTTTCAACTGATTCAAACCTTGGTGAAGGTGAACTTGGTGGACCACAGAATAAGAGAGTTTCGACTCAATTGGCTGTTAGAAGCTTTATGGCCAACAGGCTCGGAACATTCATTGATAAAACAGTATCACAGAATGCCATTCCAAATTCAGTTGTCCAACTTAATTCTTCAGGTCAAATTAATGCGGACTTAATTCCACCTAAGATTGTTAATTTTACAAGAACTTTAGTTGGAAACGGTAAAACGGTTCTTGCTAACCAAATTCCTGCAATTAATATTTTACAGGGAGATACTGTAGTTGAACCAGAAAATTCATTCGTTCTTGTCAATGACACTGTAAGTCAATATTTAATACTTGATAATCCAGGCAATAATTTTGTTTTCCCAAATGGATTTGAGGTTATCAGCACTCTAAATTCACAAGCAATAGGTGTTGTTACCACACCACCAAATGGTATTGGTGTTGGAACAACTGTCAAAAATTATGTTGGATATGGATTAACTGGTCTTGTAAAAGGGGTTCTTCAAACAGTAACTATTACTAGTGGTGGTTCCGGATATTCTCAGGCTGGAATTTATAGTGGAGTTCCTCTAACATCATCTAGTGGAATTGGTATTGGCGCTTCAGCTATAATTACAGTTGGTGCAAGTGGCACCGTAACAGACGTTGATATTTTAGCTGGTGGTAGGTATTATGCTTCTGGCGATGTCCTCACTGCTTCCGACTCTGACATTGGTGGAAGATCTGGTGGTTCTGCTTTCACAGTTCAAGCTGCTTTAAATGAAACTAGACTATATTTAAAACTAACTAATAACCAAAAGTTTGTTGGAAGTAATGTCCTTTCAGACTTTATTGCAGACTCAAATGCTGTTGGAATTAGTACTACGATTGATCTGGATTTAACATATTCAGATATTGATCCCACCGCAATGGAAACTGGAGGAGATATCGATTTCTCTAACGATAGAATTATTGTTGGTGCTGGACATACTTTACAGGATGGAGATGCTGTAAGGTATGTAACTAATCTGGGATCTAACATTGCAGGATTAATTGAAGGAAATACATATTTTGTTAAGAGGGTCGGAGTTTCTTCCGTTGAACTTCACAATAATTATGGATTACTCTCTAGAAGAGATTTGACAGGTAGTGGTATTGGAACGCATTCTTTAATTAGAATTGGAGTTTCAACTTCAACTAGTAGAATTCACTTCATTAATCATGGATACAGTATCGGAGATCCTGTAAGAGTTTCTGGAAATGTTCCAGTCGGCGTAGATACCGGTTCTTTCTATTATGTCGGTGGTATAACACAAAACGCATTCAGTCTTCACACAATTAGATCTGATGCTACAGCTTCAGTGAATGGAGTTAACTTAAATCAAGTTTCAATTGCACAAACTGGAACTGGAACAATTACGTTCACAAAACAAAACGTAAGGTATTCAGCTAATGTTAATACTTCATCAACAGATCCAGAAAACTGGTCTCTCTTAGCACAACAAGATATTGATGCTGCTAATATTATTAGTGGAACTATTAGTCCATCTAGACTTGGTAATGGATCCGCTAATTCCGATACAGTTCTATATGGAAACTCAGAATATCAAAAAGTAGTTCGCAGTGTAGGTATTGCAAGTACTACTCCAATCGGTGTTATTGCATCAAGTTCTGATTTTGGTGTGGGATTCACAACACATTATGGGAACATTGAACTTAAATTAAATAGAGTTCAATCCACAGTAGATCTTTTTTCAACTCTTGGTATTGCTAAATTTAAATCATCAACATTTACTATCGGTGATGATGGAGCAGTAAGTATTAAGAGTTCTGCGACTGGTGACGTTGATGCTGCAACATTGGGTGGTCAAGCTGGCTCATACTATCTAAACTCAGCAAACCATACTGGAATTATTCCAATTAATAGAGGAGGTACAGGAGTTTCTGGTGTTCCTGCAGATGGTGCAATTCTAATCGGCAATGGAACCGCATATAATCTATCTAATGCACCTACTTTAAATGGAACCTATTACTTCACAAGAAATAATGGCGGTAGAGTTGGAAACACATCTAATTACGCTCTTCAGGCATACTCAACTGGTAATAATGCAGCTGGTATGTCCTTCCATAAGAGTGGTCACTATGCAATTAACATGGGTCTTGATAATGATAACGTATTCAGAATTGGTGGTTGGTCAGCATCTGCAAACAGATGGGAACTTGATATGTCTGGTAACACTTACCAGGCCGGATACAATTATGCTTATAGATTTGTAGATCGTGATAATACTAATTTCTACTGCGATCCTTCTTCAAGTAATCAATTTACAAACAGTTATCATAGTAATGAATGTAGAGCGTTATTCTACACGTTTAATGGAGAAGGTGGAAATAGTGGTAACCCAACAAGAGCATATTCAATTTTCCAAGAAGGCGGCGGTTGGGGCTTCCCATACCCCGACCTAAGAATTGCATTCCACACTGGTATTAAGATTGGTGCCAATGGTCCTTCATATGAAGGAACTAGAGTCTACTCTGACTATGACATGAGCGATCTATGTATTCAACTTGTTGGACCATCTAATTACTCATTTAAACAGAAGTGGCAAAGAACTGATAATGGTACTGGTTACTATAGTGGAACAAATAATGCTCATTTCTATCCAAACCCAAATAGATATGGTTCTTGGAGAATTGATGGATCTAGAAGTGGTTGGTGGGGATTAGATTTCCCAGAACAAGATATGCAATTGATGATGAACTATAACTCTTGTGGCATTCATAGGGGTGACTATGGTTGGATGTTCTGGGGTCATAATGCGAGATTGCATATTTATGGAAGCTATCACTCTGGTTGGTCCGATGAAAGATTAAAGGAAAACATTCGTGACTTTGATAATGAAGCTGCATTGGATGCTGTTTCTAAACTTAGAACAAGAATCTTTAATTGGAATCCACTAGCAAAACAAATTTATAAGGATGTTAATCCAAATGAAGAAGTAGGATTTGTTGCTCAAGAAATGCAAGAGGTTCTACCAGAGTTAGTTGTAGTTAATGAGGTTCCAAATAATTATAATGATGAAAAATATTTAACGATTGACTGGAATAAATTAATTCCATATACCATTGGTTCTATAAATAGATTAAGAGAAAGAGTAGAGTCTCTTGAAGAAAAAGTTTCTAAATTAATAGGAGAGTAAAACATGGCTTTAACTATGCCCACATATACTGACCCACGAGGGTATGAATGGGAAAATCCATACATGGTCATCAGCTCAGTAAAGGTTAAAAAAACTTTTACACCAGTTGATCCTACGATGGCGGGATTACCTGATCCAGGTACACTACCTCAACATTTATGCGAAGAAGGTAATTACGGTTCTATTACTGTAGATGTATATAGAAGTAAAGCGGATAGAGAAAAGGGGACCTTACCTATTGCTCAAATTTCTGAAAGAGCTGCAGATGCATGGAATGCTCCATGGCATGAAGTTGGTCAATTACAATCTAGAAATCCTGAGACTTATGTTCCGATGATTTTTAAAATTAGATACGTTGATGAAGGTAATTTACTATCTGATGCTTATGATCATTTAACTACTAATCATCCATTTTTTAAAGATTGTACTTTTGTAGATTAAGTTTATCTTCCTATTAATTTATAAATACCTCTAGAAGACTAGGGGTATTTTTTATGGCGCAGCCATCTAGTAGAGCGGAGTTGAAAGAATACTGCCTCAAACAACTAGGAAAACCAGTTTTAGAAATCAATGTAGATGACGATCAAATTGATAATTTAATTGACGACGCTATTCAGTATTTTCATGAACGTCATTATGATGGTATTGATCGCGTATTCTTAAAACATAGACTTACCCCTGCAACTAAAGGAACTCTTTCAGAATCTGGACCAGTGGGTTCCGCAACGACTTCCCCAGTTGTTGTTGGTGCTGGATTAACTTCACTTACTTATGTGGAAGGAGTTAACTATCTTCCTCTTCCCGATTCAATTATTGGTGTTAATAATATTCTTAAGATAAATTCAAGTACAGTATCTGATGGACTCTTCAATATCAAATATCAACTGTTCTTGAACGACGTTTATTACTATGGTGCATTAGATCTTCTTAATTATGCGATGGTTAAAAGATATCTTGAAGATTTAGATTTTCTTCTAAATCCACATGCACAAATTCGTTTTAATAAGTTAAATCATAAGTTATATCTAGACATTGATTGGTCAGAAGTTGGTGAAAATGAGTATGTAATTATTGATTGTTATCGCATCGTTGATCCATCAGATGCGCCAAAACTTTACAATGATTGGTGGCTAAAGAAATATCTGACTGCGCTCATTAAAAAACAGTGGGGTCAAAATATGAGTAAGTTTCAAGGAGTTTTGCTTCCAGGCGGAGTTCAACTTAATGGAAGACAGATCTATGATGATGGAGTTGCAGAGATAGAAAAACTTGAACAACAACTTAAGGATGAGTACGAACTACCACCATTTGATCTCATAGGTTAATATGTCACCACTCAATTCTTATTTTTTACAAGGATCTCCGAGTGAGCAAAGACTTATTCAAGATCTGATCAACGAGCAACTTAAAATGTATGGGCAAGATGTTCTATACATGCCAAGAAGAATTATTGGCGAAAATACCGTCATTAAAGAAGTCACTGCTTCCAAGTTTGATGATAGTTTTCGTATTGAAGCTTATCTAATGAACTTTGAAGGCTTCAGTGGTAACGGAGATATCTTAAGTAAGTTTGGTGTGAGAAGTAATGACGAAATTAATCTTGTAATTTCTAAAGAGAGATATGATGATTTCATTTCTCCATTATTGAAGTTATGGCCAGAGGATGAAAGAAAAGTTGCATATAGACCACAAGAAGGAGATTTAATATGGTTTCCTCTTGATGAATCATTGTTTGAAATCAAATATGTAGAAGGGAAAAAACCTTTTTATCAACTCAATAATCTTTATGTCTATGAATTAAGATGTGAAAGATTTGAATATGAAGATGAAATTATTGATGTTCCGGAGGTAGATTCTTCAGGAATTGAAATCAATGAATCTATTAAAGATCTTGGGAATGTTTATACTATTCAAATGGTTGGAACTGGAGCTACTACTGCAGTTGCTACAGTTGGTTTTGCAACGACAAATCCAAATTCTAAATCAGTTCAATATATTGATTTGATTAATGATGGATTTGGATATTCTTTTGCACCCACTGTTTCTATATCCACTGCACCATCAGGGGGGTCTACAGCAACAGCTGTTGCAATTATGACAAGTAGATCTTCAAATCAAAAACTTTCTATTGATAGAATTCTTATTACAAATCCAGGATTTGGATATACACAACCTCCAACAGTAACTATTTCTGGAGGAGGCGGAAGTGGTGGAATTGCAACTGCTGTAATAAACACTGGAGTTCTTGGAATAGTAGGACTTTCTTCTGGTGGAGTAGGATATACCACAACACCACAAATAACTATTCAAAGAACATTTATTCCTTCCAGCACTGGTATTTCTTCAAATATCAGAAATGCACAAGCAGAGGCAGTTCTCAATTCAAATGGAGTCGTTGTTGCAGTTCGTTATTCTAATGCTGGTGCTGGATATACATTTACTCCAACAATAGAATTTACAAATTCAACTGCAACAACATTTGGAGATTATGATTATAATGAAGTTGTTACTGGTTCTAGAACAGGTACAACTGGTTATGTAAGAAGTTGGGATGCTGCAAATAGAGTCCTTAAAGTTGCAATTGTGGATGGAAACTTTGCGAGAGGTGAGGCTATTACTGGAGTTGGTGCAAGTTATAAAGTTTCAACGGTACAATCTAATGAATTCTTAGATGCTTATGCTGAGAATATTGAAATTGAATTGGCTGCTGATCAAATTTTAGATTTCAGTCAGAAGAACCCATTTGGCGAATACTAAATAATTATTACTCTACAATAACTTGTAATGATCTCAAATTATTTTTACCACGAAATATTGAGAAAGACCATTGTGGCTTTCGGTACATTATTTAATGATATTAAAATCAAACATAAAGATAACGCAGGAGATGATTTTAGTATCATTACTGTCCCGATTGCATATGGCCCTATTCAGAAGTTTTTAGCGAGAATTGAACAGGTTCCTGATTTAAAAAAAAGAGTAGCAATTACTCTTCCTAGAATGTCATTTGAAATGACAGGAATTTCATATGATCCCAGTAGAAAGTCTTCTACTATGCAAACTTTTAAAGCTTTGGATCAAGATAGTAATGAACTAACAAAAGTTTTTATGCCTGTTCCATACAATGTGAACTTTAAACTTTCAATTATGTCCAAGTTGAATGAAGACGCATTACAAGTCGTTGAACAAATACTTCCATACTTTCAACCACACTTAAACTTAACGGTAGATTTGGTATCAAGTATTGGGGAAAAAAGAGATATTCCAATGATTCTTGAGAGAATCACAATGGATGATCAATATGAAGGAGATTTTACGACAAGGAGAGTTTTAATTTATACTCTAGATTTTGTAGCAAAAACATATTTGTTTGGACCTGCTGGAACTCCAAATGAATCTCTCATCAAACAAGTTCAGGTTGATTATTATACAAATACTAACAGAGTTAATGCCTCAAGACAACTTAGATATGTTGCGGAACCAAGAGCACTCAAGGATTATAACAATGATGAAATTACTGTTATTGCAGATAATATTGATGAAGAAAAAACCCAGTTTGAAGTTTCCGATGCAACTGGTCTAATTGAAAAATCATATATTATGATTGATTCCGAATCTATGTTTATTCGTGAAATTACTGGCAATACTTTACTTGTAAACAGAGGTCAAGATAAGACAGATATTGTAAGTCATACAGCTGGAACTGCTATCAATGTAATTAATGATGTAGACGATGAGTTAATTGATCTAGACGACGACTTTGGATTTAGTGAATCTCGTTATGATTTTGCTGACGGCAAAGTTTATAGCACTACTAAAGGAACTGATGTATGAGTTTTGAAGATATTGATAAGGCGTTAGATATTGAAACAACTCCGATTAAATCGGAGATTGTCAAAACAGAACCTGCTGTAATAAAGAAACCAGGAGAGTCTCCAGACCAACTCCAGAAGGACTATGAGTACTCTAGAGGGCAACTATATTCCATTATTGAGAAGGGACAAGAGGCGATCAATGGCATTCTAGAACTTGCACAAGAATCCGACTCTCCCAGAGCTTATGAAGTTGCTGGACAATTGATTAAAAATGTTGGAGATGTTACAGATAAGCTTTTGGATCTTCAGAAAAAAATGAAAGATATTAACAAAGAAGAAAAAGGTGCAACTCCAACAAGTGTCACTAACAATGCAGTATTTTTTGGATCAACTGCAGAACTTCAGAAGTTTCTAAAGAGTTCTATGAACCAAGATCCTAAATAAAAATAGGAAACTTATAGACATAAATGGATAAACTCACCTTTAAAGAGTGGTCTATTCTCGCAGACCTAGAAACCATTGCATATCTTGGCGAAGATCAAGAGTTTTCAATGGCTCGTGGAGAACTTAAAACCGCACAAGCTGCAATTACAAGATTGATGGCCAAACTCAAAGGTGAAGGTGATTTGGAAGCATGGGTTCAATCAAAAATTACTAAAGCCGCAGAATATCTTGATACAGTAGCAGATCATCTTTCTCATGGTGAAGATGATACTAAGAGAACTAAAAAAATTGTTGAAAAGTGTTGGGTTGGATATAAACAACTTGGAATGAAAAAGAAGGGAAAAAAAGTAGTTCCCAATTGTGTGAAGGAGGATTCTATTGATGAAAACAAGAGTGGTGATAGTTCTTTGCGTGACTGGTTTACTAAGAGTCGCGCTTCTGATGGCACCCCTGGCTGGGTTCAATTGGGTGGTAAATATGCAGGAAAACCCTGTGCAAAACAACCAGGGCAAACCACAAAACCCAAGTGCGGTTCCAGTAAAATGAAAGCAGAGCTCTCTGATAAAGAAGAGGAGAGAGCATTCCGTCGTAAGAATCAGGAAGATCCAAACCCAGACAGAAAGGGTAAGGCTAAAATGGTTGCGACTGAAGAAAAGGACGCATGTTATTCAAAGGTAAAATCTCGTTATAAGGTTTGGCCTTCTGCATATGCTTCTGGTGCTTTAGTCAAGTGTCGTAAAGTTGGTGCAAAGAATTGGGGAAATAAGACTCAGAAAGAAGGTTATGAGTTTTCTAATTGGAGAGATGAATTCAAAGCAACTGAGTATGAGTTTATTGATATTATCAAACCAGATCCAATTATAACAGGAACTTCTAGACAACAAATTCAAGAAATGGGAGAAGTTGTTAGGTATTGCCCTAAGTGTAAAAAGAACGAAACGATGAAGGAGTGTAGATATGGAGAAGGATACTGGAAGATGTTTTCATTTCCTGCATCGTTAGGTGGAGGTGGCCCGTATGATCCTAATGAGATTCACCCAGCAAATGAAAATGTAAGTTTTGAAATCGGTGGAGGTCATAGACAGGCACAAAGAACTGCAAAGATCAGAAACCTTGCAAAGGGAACAACTAATGCAGGAGAAAAGGCTGCCGCTATGAAAAAGTTAAGTGGCTCATCTCTACCACTTGCAGATTCTGTAATTCAACCTGGGCAACTGACAAACGAAGACTATCAACGGATACAATCTACGGGTAATGTTTATACTATACTCTTCTCTTGGAGAGGTAGATCAATGATGAGTCTTCAACTCTTTTTCCCAAATATGAAAAGGCCATCAAAAGATGAAGTGAAAAAGGAAATTGAGAAGTTTTATCCAGGCGCAGTTATAATGCAGTGGTATCCAAGTCCTACCGATCCATCCAAACCAATTGTAGTTATTCAGAGTAAGTAAAAAAATGAATCCTTCCGACATAGAACTTTCAGATATTAACAA